ATGATGAAGAACTTGATGTTGTTCCTCCAAGCGAACAAAGAGCATCGAGACAAAGAGCAGCATATATTCAGGCATTTGGTCCAAACTTTCAATTCGAACAAATGCCACCACGTGAGCAGATTAGTATAACACCTGAACGTCCAGTCGGAGAAATTCCAACAGACTGTATGGACATATATGCACATGTTGGAATATTTCCCGGAACGTTCCAGATATCACCTCACTTTAAACTTTCCCAGCTAACAACAAACACAGTTGTTAGTAACTATCTATTACAAGCACAAGGTGGATTATCGGAGGCTGATATAGTTTGTAACCTAAGAAAATTATGCACTAACGTTCTTGAGGTTCTTCTCAATCGTTACGGTAATATTCAGATAAATTCTGGTTTTCGTCATGTGGGTAATGGTGCATCAAATAGCCAACACTTCAAAGGACAAGCGGCTGATATTACGTTCACAGATATTACAACAGCAGACCAATTCAACCAACGTGCACAAGAAGTGAAACAAATGGGAATATATGACCAGTTTATTTTTGAACAAAATAGACCAACAAAAGCATCTACATGGTTTCATCTATCTTATACAGAACCCAAACGTGTTGCCGTTCTAACTAAGAAGGCTTTTTCAAATACATATTTCCCTGGCCTTTATGCCTTAGTATTCTCATGAGCGGTTCACCAAATTACACATATCGTCCTGTATTCACTGCTAGCAACGTCCCCTGTGCGTTGTTAGTTGTGAATGAGACAAAATCGAGGCTAATTGCTGGTGGGATGTTTTTTAGAAGTCGTGAGACTGGTGAAATAACAAACCACATCTATCTAACAGGACGTATTGAACTCGTTGGGGCACAATCACTGTATGTTCTCTCAATAGTCAAACGTAATCCAACAAATAACGATGTTCTTGCACGAGAAACCTTCACTGAGAGGTACATAGCTGGAACTCCACCAACACCGAATCCAATGCCACCTCCAGCAACCCTTCCTGGAATCCCATCACCAACGATTGATTTGTTGCGAAATAAGGTCAATGCATCAAGTCAACTTATAGAAATTCCAAAACCGAACAACGATATTATCTTTCAAGGACAAGAAGAGGGAATTACATTAGACCCATTTGGTCCAAATATACGTATGCGTGGAGCTACTGGTGCTCCAGTACCCCCAAGTTCAACGTTCATAGGTATTCGAACGGGACCTGAGCGAACATTATCATTCATTAGCCTACGAGATATTGGTCACGCGTTCGTAGAGGTTAATCAGACAATTGAATGGAATGGAACGTTTTGGCAAAATTATCAAAGGTACAGTAATTGAAAGGTATCTCGTTTTTTTAACCTAGTAAATAATCTCATGTTTAAGGAGATCTAACATGGCTGAACAAACAACTTCTGCTGAAGCAAAACAGCAAAAACTAGCGGCACGTAAACCACTTCAGGTCCGTCCAGGTAGCTTCCCACATATCTATTGGGTTGAATTTAGTGGAACACTTGTCGAATGTGCTATAATGAAGCGTTTCGATAATGGTGACTTACTGTACTTCCCAGTAACAGCACTTGATAATATCGATAAACAACGTCTTCTCAAAATTGTTGGTAACAGGAACGCACAACTTTATGAGTTGTGGGATCTTATGAGCCAAACAACTCTTGGAAATGGCATGAATGCTCTTTCTTACTTCCAACAGTTGACGAAAAGAATTAGTGCATTTGGTAGTGATATGCCAGTTTCCCAAGGACGTATGGGTCTTTAGTCGTAGAATTTTCCCAGATAACACAACTATCATACAATAAAACTTTGCTTGATAGTTGTGTTAGCAAACTATTGTGAGATCTACTTCGTCTTAACTGGCTGAAGAGTTGACCCTTGCATCGTTGTAGAACTTGAAGATAATTCCTGTTACAGCACCTTGAAACAACATCAGAGAACCATTAACAGCACCAACAATTAGTGCAATATCTGTACCTGTTCGTTGAGAAGATAAAGCCCACATCAGTGTTTCGATGACAGCCCATGTCATTAGACCAAGCATCCATACTACTGCAAGCCTACGAAATAGGAAGTGTTTTTCAAATAAATTAAGCATTACGTGCTCCGTGCTACCGAAATTGTCAAAGTGTAAACAATTGTTAGTGTTCTATTTGCTGATTTAAGAACAGGAGAGAAGATTAGGTGTGTTAATAGTCTCTCTGCTTCAAGTGTAGGAGTTGTTGGAGAGTTTTGTACTCCAGCATCTTCACCTGGTATAGCAGACTGGATTCCACCAAACGCATTTAGAGCAACGAAAAGGTCGAATGTAAGACCTGATGAGAGAGCAATAGAACTCGTTGCACCTGTTGTGTTGCTTGTAAATCTTAAGAAACCGAATGTGTTGATTGTACTAACAGGTGCACCATTAATACTTGCGCCGGCACCGACAAGTGTCGACCCAGCAATAAGAGTAATCACATCGCCGTATGTAATTGCACCAAGTGGACCAGTACCAGCTGCTGGTGTTGTAATAGAAACCGACTGTGGAGCACCACCATCAACAACAATATTAAAATCATATAATGTTGAAGGTAGAAGACCGCTATCATCCTGGGCATCACGAACGCCGACGTTGACGTCTTGATACCCTGATTTTGCAGTTTGGGAAGCCCCAGCTGTCCATAGCGCAATTTCATCGAATGTGAATGTTGATTCTGTGTTCTCTGTTGGAGGATTCTGGTCGCTAATGAACTCGCTAAGTGGTTCATTTGGATTGAGAACACACTCAATGCGAACTTGTGATGTCAATCCAAGTTCGGTACTTCTAACACCAGGTCCTGAAACGTGTGGGACGGATGGTGGATCATCATCAGGAACAGCTCCTGGACCTTCTCCAATATTAACGTCCTGATCGTCAACGATTTCCCAGTATGTCATATTGTATAGTTGGGATTTCCAAGTTTCTGGATCAGGAGTAATACCATCGTGTGGTGGATTGTATGTAATCTGGAATGCTGCATCAACAACGGTTCCACCATTACCAAATGCGATTTTGTAGATGTAGAAGTTACTCTCATGTGCTAGTGCACGAGCAATAACTCGGGCCATGTTCTGCGGGTGCACCGCATTGTGTTTATCGACAAGGACGTTATTGAGGTCGTCTTTAATAAGAACGTGTCCGTCAACGTACAGTGGTAATAATTGTTTAAATGCCATAGGTTTCTCCAGTTGCTTGATTTATATATGATCGATTATCGTTGAAACATTCTGCGAACACTTGTCGTCAGTTGTTTAATTGTGTTGTTAAATGCAACAGGCTCAACGAGGAGTTTTCCTAGGTCAAACCTATCAATAAATGATTGGTCAACATCATTGAAAACAAATATACCTTTGTTGTCATCACCCTTCTTAATTGTTTCTAGGTCATACCCTTCAAGTTTTAGACATGATGCTAGATTGATGTCTGACGTTTCGTATGTTACTAGGTTGTCGTCTTGTTTCATTTGAGTATCCTTTTGTTATATTTATAGTTTATGCAGGGGGCCCGTGTCTAAATACTATTTGTGGTAACGTCTCATCCCACCCACCAACATCCCAGAAATTATAGTCCCAAGAGTCAATAAAACCGCCAGCATCAAGATTGTGTGATGGTACAATTGTTACTGTCTCTGTTAATGTTGTTAATGTGTCATACCCATATACATCCCATGGTGCAACTGCACTAAATGAGTACTCAAGAGAACCATCAAACACAGCACTTGGAATTGCTTCAATAACTGTTATCTCAGTCTCAAGAGTCATGCCGTTATAGACAATAGCAGAAATATGATAGACACCATCGTTACCAGTTGACTCGGAAACAACTATAACGTTTCCAAGAGTTAGGTCTCCTGATATGTCCCCATTAACAAAGAATCGTTGTGTTCCTTGATTGCCGCCAATAATCGGAACTACGTCGTCACCACCCCACGGAACATCAATAGTTGCATATGGGTTTGGTACATGGATGAAATCAAAGAATGAAATTTCCGTACCAAGTTCAAATACTAGGTACTCTCCGATAAAAGCTTGTGTCGTTGTGGATGATGCTGTCTTGCATAGTTGTGGAAGATCCCAGTTTGAAAATTCTGTTACTTCAACACCACCATCAACGGGATCTGTAAGTGGTGTCATTTCATCAAACGTACCAAATACTCTTGTTACGTTGTTGATTCCATCAAATGTAACAGATGTAATTGTCCACCTACCGTCATTACCAGTTGACCCTTGAACATCGAAGAATGTCGATGCACCAAATATTACAGTCTCGTTCCCTGTGACAGTAAATCTATCTGTTACTACGGTGAGTGCAACAATTGGAAACTGAAGGAATGGATTAAATGATGGGATCATTACACCATCGGGTGTTGGATCTGTTACATGTTCTACCTGTACAATAAAGTAATTCGTTCGTAGCGTTCCATTGTTGGGATCAAGATTGGGATCGACAAGAATGTTCGTTGGATCACTAACTGTAATTACTGTATCGGGACCAGAGAGTGCAACCGTTATGACAACCCATGATAGAGATGCTTGTCCTGTTAGTAGTGTGTAGATAAAGTCACTACCTATATTAAAGTATGGTGAGTTAAAGTACGCTGTTTGATTGCCAGCGATAGTCAGTTCCTTTGTTACTGTATTAACGGCTGTAACAGTAAATGTTGGATTTGTCGATGTGAGAATTTGCCACGTTTGTCCATTGTATGGATTGACAGAATCTGTTACCGTAAAACTATTGCCTACACCATAATGAGCTTCAAGGTCACCAGCAATTGTAAATTCCAATGTGATTGGATCGACATAGATAATCGGTAGTGTTTCGTGTAGTGGACTATCAAATGTTGCATGTATTTCTGTAATATCGATAATATCGACTGGTGGTGTAGGTTCGCCAGTGATATGTTGTGCTGAAACAACTTTCCAGTTTCCATTATTTTTTGGTGCTCCATGTATTGACATTATTGAGTCTACAGGAAACTCAGCCACATGGTTACCGATAATGTAAAACCGATCAAAGAATGGGTTAATGTATACTATTGGATACGCTTGAGAGAATCCATCACCTGTTATGTAACCCGTTATTGTTGTATCATTAATTAATGATGGAACGGGACTTCCTTCACCCCAAGGAAGTGTACCATATCCTATATTACATGAAAACTGATCATGAGCATCATATACAAACGTGCCAGCAATTTCGAAACTCTCTGCAATTGTGACGTCAACGAGATCGTTACCAAGAAAGTCAATCAGAATTTCGGCAATCTTTGAATGATATGGCTTAATATCGAGGATGTAGTTTATTAGCCCAAGAATTGGGTCTTTAGATGTTGCCATGTTTAATCGTCCAAAGCGTTCTGTGGTGTTTCAAACAATCTAATTCCGTAAAGTGATAGATATGAAGTTTTGAAGATTCCACTATAGTCTGTTCTCAGTGTCATTGCATCCATAAGGACCGAGAAGAAAATGCGATTCGTTGTATCAGTTGGGAATGTTGTGTACACAGCATTCATTGCCTCGATAATATTCTCAGGTGTATCAAATGAGTATGTTCCAAAAAACACCTCCCTATCAACAGGGAACACATTATACTTTTCATCCTCAATCTCTTTTATGACCGTATTTACAGCAAGATTAGGATCTACAAAAGCTTGCTCATCTCCTAGACCCCAACGTGTTCGAGTATTGTATGTTTCATCGTACAATTGACGTTCAATTGATGGAACAGGAACGAGTGGATCGTTGAGCTTGTATCCGATAAGAGATTCTGTAATTTTGTCCCACAAATCACGTCCGATTAGGAATGGTTGTTTTGCTCTAATCATTTGCCATTCTTCGTGCTTGTTTTTCTTACTGATTGAGTTCTCAAGCGTTTGACGCAACGAAAGGTCTTTTGTAAACTGAATTTTATAACGATCGTCTTCGTTAATCATTCCAGCAACACCGTTAATGATTACCTGTGAGTAGTAACCAGGAAGCGTATCAAGATAACTATCAGTGTAGTTTAGAGTGTTTGAAAATGGTGGAACACCAGTGTTGTAAATAAAGTTCTGTTGGAACATATATGGCTGTGGTGGTGTTTTCAGCTGTATAGCAACTTGATTAATTGGTATTGTGTTACCTTCTGGAAGGGTTGTCTTGTTGCGAACCCAGAAGAAATACGTTACAGAGGTAGTATTTCCTTGATTGTCGACTGTTGTGACGGTACTGTAAGGATAGTCCTTTGTATACTGCACAGAAGTAGATGTATTTAGTTCCTGTTCACCAAGTTGTGCATCTGTAAATTCAGGTAGTGGATTAATAATACGAACAATATCGTTTCCATCAAGTGGTGTTGTGATGTTAACCACCTTTGTTATATCATCTGGCAATGGCGTAAGATTAATCACTGCTTCAACTGTTGCTTGTTCAACAAAGAATCCATTAACGTAAACGTCAACAACATTGCCATCAACAACATCAAGGTCCGTAATTGTTAGTGTTTGTGTAACACCATAAAGTTCCATAACATATTCTTGGTATGGAGCACTATCAAGCTGTACCCATGGTCCCCACACGTTTGTTTCTTGATTCAAATAACGAACGTACAAACGTGAGAATGCTTCACCAGTACGTTTTTCTTCTGATAATAATGTTGTATCGTTTTCATCACCACTAACAGCACTTGCCCATTGTGTTGGAGGAACGTTCGACTGTGTCCATTCATAAAGGTCAATCGTACTCCAATCAGCAAGTCTGCCCCAATGGAATGATCTTTCGTTCAAGGTGAAGATGTTGTGATCCCAATATGGTACATAATCAAGATTTGATGTATCCCACCAAGTTGTACCAACTTGTAGACTATTCCACAGATAAGGTGGATTGTATGTAGGATGTTGCTGGTCGAGATTGTTTGTATACAATGCTGGATTTGTATCACTTGAAAGATCGACATTGACATAAGCATTTGCATAATGGTATCCGCGACCTGGATCCCAGACAGAAATTTTCGCCAGTGTTGTTTGGGATTTGTAGTCAATCAATTTTATTGGATTGATTGCATTCTTGTACACATTGATTAGATAGATTGTGTAGTTTGTTAGTCCATTCCATTGTAGATTAGTTAAAAGAACCTTAATAAGTTTTGAGTTCCTCATTTCATAGTGGATGTCTTCGACAAGAATACCAGTCCTCTTTTGTACAGAGAATACCCCAACTAATGGTACAAGTAATTGAATTGTGTTTGGGCTTAGTTCGAGATAATCAATACCAGTCTTTAGTAACGTGTTGTCATTTCGTACTTCAATATTGTTAGCACCTGGAATGTATGTAAATGGGATTGTCCAAATTGCTGATGGTGCTGTTTCTTCGTAGTAATCAGTACCATTGGTAAATGTAAACCTAATTCCATCAGCGGGATTATCAAGCTGGATATATCTGAAGCTATTTGCCATAATAGGAAGTGGACGGACAATTCTTTCTGTCACCTTTGCGTCAAAGTATAGATTACCATTGACACTAGTTTCGAGAATTGCCTTCCTTTGTTCTGGTTGTTTATACCATCTGTCTTTATCTGTTAGTTTAACATCTATGAATGACGCTTCAACGGGATCGGCAGTGCTTGTGAAATGAAGTCTCATTTCATTTTTACGAACGTCGCCTGTGAATACTTTCAGTTCTGGATAGATCTTCTCTCTCGAGTCGCCATATTCTGCGATCTTATAAGCCCAAAATTCATCAACAAAAGCATCAACGAAAAGTCTAGAGTTAACGAAAGCCTTAACCGCTGTTACGGTTCCTTTATTTTGAATTAGTCCCTTCCAGAATAAGAACTTTGACTTCTCGGTTACAGATGATAGTTCGTCCAGATAATCAGGATCTTCATAACCAACTGTGTCGCGGGCGAACCCAACAAAGTTTGCTGTTTCATTAACAACATATGTATCATAGTACTTTTGCATATTATCGACACCAACTTCAATGTTCTCTATGAATTGGTTATCAAGTAGGAAGTATCCACCAATATTTGGTCGACGTGTATCACCTGGCGATCGGTAGAATGTTAATGTGAACTTCGCTGTATTTAGACCCAAGAATGGATCATAGATGAGATTTTCTTCTGTTGTGTAATCATTAAACAGAATAATGTGTTCGTATGTGTCAATGAATAATCTTGCACCACCCATGTAGTCAGCAGATCCTACTGCAACTCCAACACGCTCGTCCCTTGTCAGTACAGCATCTTCTCCATCTCTTCCTTCATAATTGCTACCAACAGGTTGTGGTGAATAAATGTGTGTTAGTTTATCTTCTCTAAGTGCAAATATTGAAGTTGGTGCAATAGGATTACTAATCTGGGTATAAACAGATGGAGTTGTTCTTATGTCACTGAATGGTCCACTAATAATATTAGATACAATGCCATATGGAGGACGGAACCACAAATTGTTTTTGAATGGGTTAACGTCATATGAAGGTGTTGTTGGAGCTCCGAACGCTTGATCCAGGATTGCAACGGTTGCCTCTCCTAGACCTGTATAGATTGCATTTAACAATCCTTCTATTTGTACCTGCCAACTTTGTGGACGGTTGCTTGAAATATCAACTTCAGTAATTGATGAATCACTGAACACAAATCCAAGATCCTGTTCAAAGGCAATATACCCATAAATGATATCAAGTAGGGTTTGTATTCCTGTGACGAGAAATGGTGGAATTACGTGTATTATAGTTCTCGTATCGACGTGATATTCTTTCCATACCTGTGTTGTGAATCCACCGACTGCGACAAATGATTTCTTTATATCCGAAACGAAAATTGTACCAGAACCGACTGTTGTAATGTCAATGTATATTCCGAGGTTTGCATTAACCTGTGATGTTGCAAGTTTAAATGAACTATCTGTTACTTTGATCAGATAGTACGGCGTTGTTGATAAAATCGGAGCGGGGAAAGATTCTGTTGATTCTATGAATATCGCCTTTCCTGTAAACCATGTTAGATTTTTATCAGTTAGGTCAATATCAGACCATGGTAGTATACCAACATGCGTGAACGTATCGGTTGTTTGATCGACAGATACAGAGTACTTTTTAACACCGTAATAGTCTATCGATCTGTTTAGTGGTGACGGTGTTGTTACACGGAATGTCCAGTCAGTACCATCAAGACGTGGAATCCTTGAATTGTGTCTAATGTTGTACGTTGTGAAACTATCTGTTGTAACTTGAAAACTTTCAACATTAAAGTTTTCGACACCTGGCGACTTTTTCAAAATGATCTGGTAGTCGTTTTTCGTAATATCAAAGAACTTGTTTGTTATGTCTAGAGACTTAACATCAACCATTGCATCGGTTAGGTATGTCAATTGTGGATGCCATTGTGTCCATAGTGGTTTAAAATCGGACGTATTAACATCATAGTTGCCATAACGAATGAAGTTAATATACCATTGGTTAATACCATCTGAAAAATATGTTGTATTATCAGGTAATAGGTCTCCATGAAATATTGTATCGAGATGTGAGAATACCTTTGATGTACGCATATCAATCTGAAGTCCTGCAACAATCGTAAAGTCTGTTCCCCATGTATAGTGGAGAAATCGTACTGGCTGCATTCTGTATGCTGTTCCTAACAAATCAGCATAAAATTGTGTCGAGTCTTGCCACTGTTGTTCTGTTGGTCCAACATCACCAAATTCGTATATGTCGTCTATCTCGTTAATATTGAGATAGGTGATGCTTCGCACCAACGCTTGTTGGGTTAATGTTGGGTCATTACTGTAGAACGGTGGAATCAGATCATCAGGTGCATATCCATCAATTGTTGTAGCATAGATATTGACACTAAAGTGTGTGTACATTTCCACTTCACCAATACCACCAGTACTAACGGTTACTCCATCAGGTAATAGTTCACCAACAGGAATGATTCCAAGGTTAAGATTTGACCACATTAATGGGTTCCATCGACGAGTGTTTGTAATGTCTTTGTACAACAAATCCCACCATGTTGGTTTACCAGTATATCTTTGAATCTTCCATGGTTCAAGATGTGGATATGGTGTTCCAAATAGTGTTAGATTAATTTGTTCCCATCTTGCTCCCCAAGGCTTGTCGAGATTTGTCTGTGCAGTTGGATAGACGACAAACAATGTGTTTGCAGCTCTGTAGTTCCACGTAAATGCATCACTATTGTTAAAGTCTGTTGCAAATGGATCAAGTGCGTTTAGACGAACATATACATAGTATGCTTCTTTCATGTACTGTTGGAATGTTGTCTGATCAGCAAGATCAGTAAACATTTGTGTCTGAAAGTCAAACTTTAAAGTTGTTGTATCTGGTGCAATTTGATACAAACGTCTTTCGGCCTCAAGGATGATATTATTAAGAATGTCCTCAAGGTTTATCACACGCCAGGCTGCATCAACATCTCCAACAGTGCCTGTTACAGGTGACCATCCAAGAATGATGTTTAGAGGATCTCTAAACATCAACAAATTCGTTGCAGTATTAAACCAATATGTTCCTTCAGGATATGACAATGCAGGAACGCCTATACCAACAGAAACAGCAATGAATCTGTATAATACCTTTGTTACTGAATTTTGCCAATATAAACCAGGTGAAACAGCTGTGTATGGTGGAATCGTTGGTGTTGATGTACCACCAGTTATGTTGAGGATATTGACAATCAGTTGACGTTCGACAAAATCATCAATTGTGTAAGTATCATAGTGACCATCGTGATGTAGGATCTTATTTAGACCGATCTCTGGATCAACAAGCCATGCTGGTTCTGTTTTAAACGTAAGATTAAGAATTGGAGATGTTGCTATCCATCCCTTAATTCCTTCGTTTGTTGTTGCATTGTATGCTGTTGTATCGCCAAATACGATGTCGTTTTGTTTGTTCTGTTCAAATGTGTCGATAGTAGCATTGGATACTTGTGTCTCAAGATCAATAAGAAACTCATCTTGGGTTGTTGTCAGATACGATGTGAGATTCTGTAGATAGATTTCACTGAGTGTTGTTAGATTGTTATCATATTGTGTTGCAGCAAACGTGAATATGCCTTGAGGCGTAGTTGTTGTACTATACGCAGAAGACAGAAATGTGTCGTAACTATCATTATATTCGCGTATCGTTCCACCAACACCGTAGTTATATGTCGAAAGTAGTCGCTGTGGAGCTTCAACAGGGAAATTAAACGGATCGGGAGCAACTTGTAAGTCCATAATCGACTTAAAGTGTGTAAACAGTTGTGTAAACCTAATCTGCTGTCTATTTTCGTGGTCGGCATTGTAGAATAGTTGATTTGGAACTTCCCAAGCACCCTTTCCTGCAGGAACTAATGCTGTTTGTGTTTGATTATTCCAGTCTGTAAACGTATCACCATCTTCTAGTCTGTATTGATTGATGTAACGAGGGACATATTGTTCATTATCTGTTCCCTTTCTCCAAATGGTTTGTAGTCCTTCAAGATTATCTACCTCAATCGAATCACCATCCTTGAAACAGTACATACCTCCATCTTCTGTTAATAGAAGCTGTTCAAACAAATAGTCGCGACCACCATCAAATGTGACGATTCTCTTACCAATTGTAGTGTTAATGCCAAGATTTTGGTCTTCGACGTATCTAAAGATTTCGTTTGCTAGGTACGCTGTTGTACCATCGATGTTGAACAAGTCAAACAGTGGGTATTGATTTGTATACTGCTTAATTTGTTCAACCTGTCTATATTTTGCAAGGTTTTTATATTCAGGTATAAATGGGACATCTGTTGTTGTTCTGACAGGAATACCATTGTGATCAATCCCATCGTACCCAATATCAAGATCAGCAGCAACACCAAGTTCCACACGAACAACAGTTGATACAACCGATGAAGGGTCTAAGAATGCAATTGCGTTTGCATACAACGTTGTTGATATTGCTGGTGTGAATATAAATCCATCCCAGTTTCCTTCAACGTAGTTACCATACTGACGAATATCATCAACATACACTCTGATTGCATTCGTGTTTGCAAGGTAATGTGTTACTCCAAAGTCAAACACTGGTGTTAGTATTGATACAATAAACTCATGTGTATCTGTTGTTGTAGCTGGGACCTGATGATTTACAGGAACAGGATCTTCAATCTCTTGTAGTACCCATTGGTTTACGAATCCAAAATATGAGTCACCTTTACTCGATGTTACAAATGGCGCAACATAATCTGTGTGAATAAATGTACCATCAACAGGTAGGAAAGGTAGTGTCTCGATCGTTTGAATTTCAGTACGGTTGAATATAATATTGTAAAGGAATCCATTAACTGTATAAAGACCATCATTGCCTGATGATCCTTCAATTGTGATTTTGTCGCCGATTGTAAGATCAAGTGTTCTGTCGTCTGTAATATAGATTTCTGTTATTGTTCCACCAATAATTGGAGCGACAATGCCACTAATCGTTAGTGGTGGATTTGTTGTTTGTACAACAGTATTAATCCCATTGAAGAAAGAACCAACAGTGTTCCAGTGAGTGACGTTGAAGAACTCATTTTCAATTGAGAACTCAAATCCTGGAACAAATAGTGCAGTCTTATTACCAGGAACGATAATCGTTCCAGCACCGATATCAACGAAGAGGATTTGGTATCTTTCTGTCATTTCTGACAGGGTAGGTTGTGTATCTGATTGTTCCCAATCTGATATAACATTGGCTCTATATAGCCAAATTTGATTTAGGTATACCCACTCATTTAATTGAAGTCTTGGGTGGTACTCAATTATTGGTGCTGCAGCTGGCGTTGCGTGGTTAATATCTGGAACGTCCTTACGATGATACCATTTGTTTGCTGCCGACCACGGATCGGTTTGTGCTTGACAACCAGTTATAAAGTCCCAGGGGTATAATCCAGTTGCAGGAGGAGTGATGTAGTCAATCCAGTCGGTTAGAGCAGTTGACCAGATTTTCATTTCAAGAGTTTCGAGATTGAACCAGAAGAATGTATCTTGTGGGAAACTTGCGCCGCGTGGTCCTGGTGGAGGGGTTGCTGTTGTCCAGCCACCACCTGGTATTGCCGCTCCATTGACGTTTAGTGTTCCATCAACAATTAACGATCCATCACCAGTAGCAAGTGCAGGAATTGTCTCATTGACAACAACATCTGTATTGGGACCATTGTTGGTTGCAGAAACAATTGTATACGTTCCGTCTCCACTACCGCTATTTCCTTGAACAACAAACGCCTCTCCGATGACAAATTCGCTTGCATGATTTCCTGAAACAGTCCATGTACCTCCGACACCAACTATTACGCCATTAATTGTGTATGTGTTAGAAATTGGAGGACCAACATTTCCAACATCGAACCACCAATTTTCAGGATTGTCATCCCACTGTCCAATATCCCACCCAAGTGAACCTCCGTTACATGTACAATCTCTTTGTGCTTCAATCGATGACAGTGTGGCAAGAATTTGGGCTTCTTCAATTGGTGTTATTAGTGGATCTGCTAGACGTTCAGTTGCGTAAGCATAGTATTCATTGTACTGTGCTTCGTAGACACGACATAAGTTCTTGATTGTGATATAATCTGGTGGTATACTTCCAGTTGGATCATACCAATAGTAGTTGCGGAAGTTGACAAGTTTGTCGGCATCAATAGGTGGAACCCAGTTAAACTGTAGTGCATTGCCCCACTTTGGTGAACGATCAATGTCTACACCAGTATTTTCTAGCTCGTTCTCAACGTCTTCCCACGACATTGCATGGTCAATAGTTGCAACTTTTGAATATAAAATAGGTTGAAGCTGCCACGCCTGACGAATTACAGTAGGCTCTTCAATTCGTGTGTCATGATAGATGTAGTCACCATTAGTGTCTACCTCGAGAAAACTTGTGTTTCTCTTACCAACGGAGCCATATGCAAATTCCATCTCATTTTTTGTGAGATACCTATTGAACGTGTTATGGGAAAGATGCTTATTGATTAGCGTCTTGAACACATCCGGAAGGAGTTTGAATATGTTCGTATGTGGTTTTGTGTAGTCTGAATTATCTGCCATAGATTCTATGGACTCCTCTTGTTGAAGTTATTTATAAACTGCATGTTACCAAGAAAATTGGTTGATAACAAACGGTTAATCAAGAGGGTTACGCTTGTCTGATTGTTACACGATCTAGTGCTTGAACTATTTGAATAATACTCACAGGTATATGTGGTAGGAAAATTTCATTATCTTCAGCAGGTACCTGGAACAAATCTCCAAACGTGTTTGATGGATATGTTGGTACAAGAACAACAGAATCAATCTCTGACGGCAGTGCTGTATGAATTGCCGCTGCAAGTTCTGTAAAGAAGAATGTTTCACCAAACTCCCACTGGCTTATATCAAAATAATTGTTTACAGTTGTCTGTATCGTTGCTTTGATCTGATTGTCTGTCAATGATGAGAACTGTGAACGAATCACCTTAAATGTTGCTTGTAACTGTTGATCAGCATAAGGACCAAACAAATATTTAAATTGTCCTGATTGAAGGACGACAGTGTCTGATAGCATCCTATTATCAAGTAGGTATGCATACGAACTTCTAAGATCATATGGTGTTGGAGCAGCTGGTTTAATAACGATTTCTCCTGCAAGCCAATCTTTGATATTGAGGTAGTAGTCTCTCTGAATGATGAACATATCGATAATGTTTGTTGCTGCAGGATCGATAAGGTTCTTCAATCTTGTGTGATGTCTCCACATAAAGTTTAGTCCACTACGACCAAGTTGTCTTGAGTAGTTCGATCCAGTGTTTGTGTTTGTGCTTGATGTGTCGTTAATGAATGCCTGGATGTTATCGTCTGTGGGCTCAATTGGTACGGGTTGTACATTTGGATCGTCTTGATAAAAATACACATAGTCATTAACTATAATAGTCAACTCGTCACTGTCCTGTAGATCAGTTATTTCAACAGTATCGTACATTTGGTTGAGTACATGTGAAACGTTGAAATGAATTCCACTAACGAATAGAAGTGTACCGTTACCTATAATTGTTACATCCCCTCTTCCTTCAATGTAAACTAATGGGATAGGAACTATTAGTGGTGTCGCTAGCGTTACTGATGAGCCGCTACCAATTTGTGTAACGTCATTTGCCAAAATATGACCGAGATAGTTAACATCCCAGTTTACTGGAGCACCGAACGTTACGGTAAGTGTTGATGTATCGGAAGCGAGTAGTGTCTCAAATTTTAGATTGCCACCAACGATTGTGATATTAACCTGTGGAAATACGGGAAGATCAGCAATAACTGTATTAATAAATTGTGTCCACGTTAACCCTTGACTCATACGGAACACACTTGGTAATGATGCTGACCTTTCAATAATACCATCCACGATAGCACTAACAACGGTACCCGTTATGGTGATTGTTGTGTTACCAAGTCCAAACACAGATGATGCAACAGTGTACGTACCATCATTTCCTGTCGATCCTGTAACATCAAACGTTGAACCGGGTGTAAATGCTGACGTGCGATCGTTGGGGACAACGAACGTTCCCCCTAAACCAGTCGTGACGGCAGTTATCACGTAAGTATCTTCTATAACAACGGACATATTAACTTCAAAATCATCACCTTCGATGTCGCCACTATAGATAACATTTGGTACTGTTAAAAGAGCGGCCGCGATTGCTGTGATGATACTATCAATTGTGTCTATGTTGATAACATTAACCTTTGATCGATCGCCAGTTGTTAAACTCTTTAGCTGAATGTTTCCACCAACAAGTTCTGCTTTTGCTATATCACCAAATCCTTGGTTGATTACATCAACCAAGGATCCATATGTTTGAATCTGGTCACCAGTGAACGTAATCTGTCTCGTTATAGCTGCACGACGGTAGTTAATTTGTCCATCTGCTACTGCGCTAGGAATTAGTTCAAATGTAATGATTTCTGTACCAATTGCGTTTGTTCCTACTACTGGTGTACCAAAACTATTAAAAGTAGCAAGTAAACTGAACAACGAGTTTAGTCCGGGAACAGCAGTCAGAATTGCATCAAAATCTGTTAAGTCTGGATCGGCAAATAATGTACCTGGTGTTATAAGAACTGTTGATGATTGTCCTATCGACGCTGATGTTACTCTTATATTACCTGCTATAAGCAAAGCTGTAGCAGCACCAGCTAAGTCAGTATTAAGTTCTGCTAATAGTTGTGTATATGTTTGAGCATTTGTTGCATCAACAGAAATTGGATAGTTTGTACCGTCAATATTGATTGTAGCCGTATATGTTGTATCTGTACCTGGAACGGCAGCATTGAATGTATTAGCACCACCTGCTGCAACTGCAATAGCAGCAAAAATGTCACCACCAGTTGAACCAAACGTGCCTGCAGCTACAAGAATTGACGACGTTGTACCCAGTGTAGTACTGGTAAAAACAAACTCGCCACCAACAAATGTTACAGTTGCAGCTGGTGTTACTTCTGCATCCATAAGAGCAGCGATTGTATTGTAATCTTCTACGCCTGTAAGTACAATTGATTCTTGTTGAAGTGGTCCACCATCGATTGTAATATCAAAGTCGTATGTGTCTGCAGGAATTGCAGGAACAACCGTACCTAGTGGTAAACCAAAAACAGATACTTCTTGATACCCTGCTGTTGCAATAAGTCCTGTAGAATCTAAAAGAGTTTTGGCAACCGTAAAGTCGACTTCCTGATATCCAGATGTTCCTGCATCAACGATAGATACTGTTGATGAAGTCCCAACGCTGTTGCTTGATATTTGAATGTTTCCATTAACAATTGAAGCGGTTCCAAATGCTCCAATCTGTGAGTTAAGACTGTCAAGTAGTCCACCATATATCTGAGCAATTCCACCAGCAACGGAGACAGGAATTATATTAACTGTATCAATCGTTATTGTTGCATAATATGGTGTTGTTATCGTATCAGTACCAGGTATTGTAATCCAAGATCCAGGTGCATTAACACTTGCAAGTGGAGCAACGAATAACGTACCAGCACTAACAGCAACATTTGATGTCGCACCAAATGTATCACTGGTTATTACAATATTGCCATTCAGTTGTTGTACTGTAGCAAAACCACCAAGTTGACTACTCAACTGCGACAATAGTGTTGAAAATGTTGTAGCTGTTGAACCAATGATCGATATTGGAATTATAACTGCACCATCTACAGTTACTGTAGCAACGTACGTTGTAGTTGGTACAAGAGCGGTTGGATCGCTGCCTGTCTTAGCAACAGAGAATGTTATTGTTTGTGATCCTTGCGTTGCACCAACGTCATTCGTAAGTCCTGTAATATCAGAAGATACACGACTTCCGCCAACGTTAACAATTTGTGTTCCAGATGTTCCTTGAACAAATCTGAACGAATCAATTGTATACACTCCATTATTATCTACGACAAGGGAGCCATCAGCAGTTGCACCAATAGGGATAGTTTCGTTGACAACGATATTTGTGTTTGGTCCCACATCTGTTGCTGATGCAATTGTGTAGGTACCATTGCCTGTGCCAGTATTACCTGTTACAGTAAACGGATGACCTATAAAATTCGACAGCAGGAGTGCGGAATTTCCAGAAATTGTCCACGTACCACCAGCACCAGTAATAACAGCAACGATTGTATATATTGTTCCCGTTGATCCTGTAACACTAAACAATCGATACTTTGATATGTAAGGCGTAATGTCATTATCAACGTAGAACCGCTGTAGTGGTTGGTTTAAGCTATTAATTGGTGAGTTATCTTCGGTTGAACTTAGATCAACCTCAAGTAGTAGTCTGTATGCTACTTGATTATTAGCAACATCTGTTGGAGTATCTGGTAGTTTATTACTACCGACATTCCACAAACTAGTTCCGTTAGTTGGAGCTAATAGACCTGTTGTCCCATCATAAGATGCTGTATTGCCAAAATTGACAACATAGAATGCTGACAGAGAAGTACTGTCTGTGATGTCAATTGATGGATTGAGAAGTTCTGACAGTCTAATGTTATCTGGTAAACCGTCACGGTTACTATCTGTTGGAACAACATCGAGTCTGTGAATATCTGGTAGTCCGCTATTTAGATACTCATCATGACCAAGAACAACAAGATCAATATTGTCAACAAGTGTTCTTGCACGATCGTTGTCTGAATTTGCGTTAAGAACGGTTACAACATCATTAGATGGCGTTTGCGAATCAAAGTCTACAACGTCTCCATCTTGTGCAAACCAGAATCTCGTTGTCTGACTATCAGCAGTTAGAGTAGATGTGCTATATGAAATGCTCCATGGTGTTACAGTTGGATTAGCATTGACGATCTTGATAAAGTATGGTTGGTCTGGATGAAGGACAAGCCATACATTAGTATAGTCATCCTGATTGTAAGCAATCCACGTATCAGTAGCCGTATCGTGCACCAAGTAGACAGGAAATCCAACACTTGGTAGAGGAATTGGATGTGTCGGTGTAACGTCACCAAGGGCATATGGGATCTCGTTTCGTTCTGCTGTTGTGAATAATCGACGACCAGGATTTGTATCACCCCTTAAAACCCTTGCCATATAGAAATTAGGATTAGAAAGAATTGGTTCAAGATAATTGTCTAGAATTGCCGTTCCAAGAACTTCAGCTCCAACATCAGGAAGAACAAATTCATTTGTTCCATAATATAATGCAAGGTCGTTTCCAAACAATTTAACATTGTCGTATGCTTCACTTGGATCGGTGAAATTCATCCATTTAGATTCACCAGCAAATGTTCTGTTGATTGCCTGGAGTTTGAGAATCGTTGGATCTTGAAGCATGAACGTATTATAGTCACGTCCATTAACCATACGATCTTGTGTATAGTATACAGCGCGAGCTGTTCTACGAATGTGTTCAATATCTTCTGATGGCGATGCGTTCTGAATGGTAGAAATTAGTGAGAACTTGAACGATAGTGTTTGATTGTTCCCTGCAACGTCTTGATATGTTAACGAACCATTTGTTCCTTGAATTGAACTTTGTGGAACAATAACGTCATTGTTTGCTGAGATGCGGAACCAAATATCAAACGTTCCCGATGGGACATTTGCGAATTCGCCATCACCAAAGATCAATCGAACGTCATCATTCTCAAGGGTTTCAACTTCATACTTGTTTCTTGCTGTATTTGTGTTAAAGATAATGTTTTGTGAATTTGCCGTATCAACTTGAACCCAAGCACCAGAACGACCTGTGGAAGAAGAACCATCATCTACAATGCTTCCTGTTATTGTATTAATATTGTTCAGCCAAATATCTGTTTCGTTAATGTTCTGAGAATTGATTTGGAATGTTTGGTTTGGTGTTACACCATCAAACGTTTCTGTCAGTTTTTGCAAAGATCCTTGTTTTGTAACAAACATGAAACCAGTACTATTGGAACCATCACCGAGACCATCAGATGCATACAGTAGTGTCATTGCTGAACTATTCTCTGGACGTCTTTCATATGGTCCATCACTATTAAGTGCTGCAGGAACAAGTTCGAATGTATATGTCTGATCTGACACACTAACACTATAACGAATTATACCATTTGGAAGCGATTGGTTGTCAAATGTATACAGCTCGAATAGAATATCTTGTACCTGAACACGCTCGCTTGGTGTTACAGTACCGAAATCATTCTGTAGTGCACGATTGAGAACAAGAATGAATTGTTCTTTCCAGTCTGGATTTGTTGGATCGTTCCAAACAATGTTTTTATTAGTTAGGTTAACACCTTTCGAGTCCGTAAGTCTTTCAGATGTTCTAATAGACGTAATCTTTACGAGACCACGAGCGGGAATGTTTCTTGCTGCTGTGTACGAAATGAACTTTGCAAGTCGTAGGACACTTTGCTTTCTTTGTGCTACTGGAAGAAAGTTTTCACGAGCGTTAAGATCCTGTCTATATGCAACAAGTTCACCAACATATGCAAATGTTTCAACGATTGCAATCAGCTCACTTGACTCAATGAAATCATTGAACGATTCAGGGAAATATGTTCTAATGTAGTCAATCAAACTTTGTTTGATTGTGTTGTAGTCGTATGATGTGAAATTAATGTTCTGAAATGCATCATATACCTGACGCCACGTTTCAGCACTAGACACTGTTGGAATTAATCTTCCGGCCATGTTTATCCTTGTTCAAACACGATGTTAAGAGAGAAGTCATCTATGATATTTAGTTCAATGTAACGTAAACGAGCATCCGTTGTTATCGCGTAATTGTCATAGTCTGGTGTGACACTAAATTCAATCACTTCAACCCTCGGATCGAATTCAAGCACAGATAACACCTCATCGTGAACGAGTTGTATTGTTTCATCATCGAGAGGATCAAATATAAGATCAGGAATGATTGTACCAAAAGATGGCATCATTACCCTTTCTCCTTTCCTTGTAAAAATATGGTTTACTAGGTCTCGTTTGACGATTTCTACGTTTGTAACAACAAATTTCCTTGTCGACAAGAAGTCCTTTGTCGAAAATCCAACATAGATTGGCTTAATTAGTTCTAGTGCCATAATAGTACTCTTAGTAGCATGATAACTATTTATCTATGCCAGTATTTCCCACGAACCTTGTCATCTTGGTCAATATTAGGATCGTTGTAGTTGTATTTTGGTGAGTGTGTAAAGTCACTTGCTGTAGGCGATCGACCCCACGGTTCATGTGATGGAACACGATTGGTCCAAAATGCTGGCTGTTCGGCCGGTGATGCAGCCGGCGCCGCATTGGGACCATTAAGGTGAATTTGTGCACCTGTTTCAACGATATTACCACTTGCAAAAAGATTCATCTGGCCGTCAGATGTTAGGTGTAGAGTTGATCCAGTTTTGACGTGTATTGCACCTTTTGCTTCTGTAAAGTTGCTACCATTACAAAATGTTCGAATGTTTCCAGCACTACGAATGTGGATATCATTGTTCGTTTGTATACGTAGTTCGCCTTGAGAAACCATGTGAATTCCTTCCTTAGCGAACATCCGTATCGTCTTACCAGACGTAAAGTTCATTTCGTTTGTTGAATGAACTGATAGTCTCTTACAGAAGACATCGACGTTTCCATCCTGATCAATTTGAACCCAGTTCTCACCTTCAGCGGTGTTAATATAGATTCGTTCGTTTGTGTCGTCTAGGATAATTTGATGTCCAGCAGATGTGCGAAATCTCATTCTACAGTTTTCGACCCGATCGTCCATAGAGATAGAATGAAACCCTGGTGTTGTCCACCCATGAGTTAAGGAATCATAGTTTTGACCAGTTACTTCAGATGGTGTATTTGGATCAATTCTACTTTTTGCATAACCACTCTTTGAATTGATTACGTTACCGTCATCTTCTGTAAACGGAAAGTTATAATCATCAGGAGATTTTGCAACAACTCCAGGATTAATCTGAAGAATAATCTGATCATTGCCACCAACGCTATGATCAGCACCACGCGTTCTCCATTCGTAGTTTCCTTGACGACCACCAAATGCTTTTGACTGATTTTCGTATAATGGTTGGATTGGTTGTTCTTCGCCAGAAAGAGGTCCTTCGGGTTGTCCTTTGTTTGATACGGCTTGTGATGACGTGTCATAGAGGTAACGACCGTGAGGCATTGTATGGACGGCTGTTTCTGTTGGAAGACATCCAAGCCAAATTCTTTGCATTGGATCAGCATTGATGCAAGCAACAAGTACGGAGGAACCAATTTTTGGAATGCTCCAGAACCCATATGCAACGGATCCTAGAGTCGGTTTTTCGTCCGAAGAACCACGAGACGCGGTATCAGAACGAACTGTTCCTGCTACCGGCGAAACATATTGACACCAAGGAAGGTCTTCTGTCTTATGATATTGTCGATCGCCGAAAGCTGGAACACGAGCTCTTACCCTACCCATTTCGAGAGGATCGTTTGTATCGATAACAACACCAATAGTGATCGTGTGATAGATTAAGTCAATCTTACTTGCTAAGTTCATGTAACCTCTCTAAACCACGTCCTGTAATCACCTGTAAATAGTCCAGGATTGTGCAGATATGGCATTTCGGTTGTCATCTGAAGACGTACCTGAAATAGGTCACCAGCAAGTATTTGCGTTGTCACATTGATAAAATGGGGAAGACTTGGGTAGATAATTAGTGTTCCTCGTTGAGGATTAAATCCAAAACCATATTGTGGGAACTCAAGTTTACCGCCAAACACTTCAAAATCTCCATCAAATGGAACTTGACTTTGATAGTCACAAAGGAATAGGACCATAGTGAAATCTCTATCTTTTGTTTTTACCCATTTCTTTCTAAGGTATGAAGAATTTTCACATACAAAGTTACTATTGTTACACCCTTCGGGGTACCACTCAATTTGTAGGTCATTTATTGAACGGTACTTGACGTTAAAGTGGTTTTCAATTTTAGGAACGATCTCGGTTTTGATTCGTTCGCAAATAAGGTCTTCAACAGCGTCATGCATTTTTTTCATCATGATCGGCTTTCCGTCCTTATCTACGTTAGGATCGAATGTGTCATCGTACGTTAGTGCAATAATATGTTCACACAATAATGGTGAGATGAAATCCTGTACGATAAAAAATGGCGACTTGGGTGGTAATGGTGGTAACGGACTACCTTGCATCTTATATGTCCTCCTATTATAGAGGTATATATCACAGGGTTATCTGTTTACTTTTCCATCAATTTAAGGAGAAGGCGGACAACTTCTTCATTTGTGGTTTTAGGCTCTTCATATTCAATGGGTGTGAATTCAATCAATATATTGTTGAGTGATTGCCAGTCGAATGATTCCATTTTTGGATCAATGAGGAATTTTCCCTTCTTAAGAAGGTTCATTCCAATTAACAATGGATCTTCCATGTTTGACCGATCGTTGAGATTGAACATAATATCCTCATGCAATTCGTCCTTGATTTTAACGTTGAACGTTATGACAGGTCGTTGGTTAACTCCACCATCAGCTGATGCTATTGCCTGATAGTCAACAACGGGAACTGTATAACGACGGTCGTTAAAAATGAATGATACGAGGTCAGCGTTTTCTGTTGATAGCGGATCTGGTCGAATACGTAGTTCTTCTGCATGGAGAGAACAGTATGTAGCACCTGTATCAACCTTCCCAACAATTGGCATGTTTTGGTTGAATCCGATTATAGTGACTTCAATTGTTGAGCCAATTGTACGTGCATCGTAATCGGTCTTAACCTTATTAACACGATCAGATTCTTTTTCGGTTTGTTGATTAAGTGGCTGTTCCTCATCTTGTTGTCCAAAGGGATTTGATGGATCGAAATTCATCGATGGAGTACCGTGTTGACCACTAGCATCGATGACACCATTTACAGACGTTTCTTTTCCTGTAGGTACTCTCTGTGTTGGTTGTATCTGAGGACTATTGGGTGTACCATGAAGACTGTTACTATATGCCATAGATTGTGGCAAAGTAATAATTCCACTAGGTGCAATTTGTCCTTTCTTATTAAGGCCCCAGACAAATACGAGACTGTGGTCGGTTGGTGTCCTTTCGTCAGGACTATAAACGATAGTTGGTTTGAATTTATCGTTGTACATCGATCGAACATTGTTTGTTCGATCGGCAAAGAAGTTGTATGTTATCTCACCAATTGATAGACGGTCAGGAAATGAAGAAACCTTACCTGAGAGGAATGTTCGTTCTAGTGTTTTGACGTCATCAAATTTCATATCGAATGTCCTGTTTATTGTTATTTATACGAACTTTTGATAGAACTCTTTGATCCGTAATGTCAAAGGAACAATATATGGCTGAATTGACTTCTTAAACACCAACGGTAGTCCCTTTTCGACTGTAATCAGAGTGACAATTTGTGGTATTTCAATCTGGGTACGTTCTGCAAATGCAAGACAGTAGAATGTTTCCTGTAAGTAATAGTCTTCAACCATCCAAGTGTGCTTCATGTTTGTTGATGATTTAAAATCAATGATTGATGGGACACCAGCAAAATCAGCAATACAATCGACTCGCCCAGCCACTTGAAGAACGTCACTATATAGAGACTTTTCTTGGAGGTAGATATTATCAATCTTGTCGATGTATATCTTCAATTGATTGAATAGTTTGACAGTTGAATTGTCGTGGTCCCTTGTTGGATTTTCTTCGTTGTTAAGATACCGTTCAGCAACTTCGTGAACAGCTGTACCGCGCTTAGCAGCACGTTCCATCTCTTTGTCGGCCTTTTGATGACCAAGAGAGTTCCTCCATTCAACAAGGTACGGTTTTTCTTTTGCACCAAGAACGGTTGTTATTGAAGGATAGTACTGACCATCAGGGGTTAGATACCACCTTTGTTTATTTGTCATTGTTGCCGGTAGGTTTGGAACACTAACGGGCTTGTGTGTAAACATTATGGGAAAGATGCTTTTCCTGGAGCTTGTTGTCCTTGAAAGCCTGTTTGAGCTGTCTGAGCTGGTTGTGTACCTGGTTTTTGATTTGCTGCTTTGTCATTCTTGGCTTGCTCTGCATTGACTCTCTTTTGTTCAGCAGCTTGTTTCTGCGTTAGTGACATAACAGTACGTTGTAACTGAACGTTTTTGTCATCGTATTTCTTTGTATCACGAGCCTTTTGTGCAAGAGTAATAGCCTGTTGATTTTTTATCTGTGCAAGTTGTGTATCCAATTGACCAAGTTGATCTTGCTCCATCAGATCGAGATATTGTTTGAATGTTAGTTTATTGAACATTACCTATCCCAATTGTTTTCAACGCGACGTCTTTTGTCTTCTTCGTGCCATTCACTTTCTTGTTTGGCATAATCGAATGTCCCATTTGTTACACCTTGTGGAAGACGTTGGTTATGCTCACTGACAGTATCATTCAGCCAATCTTGAAGTTCTTCATAAGTCCTAACCATTGTAACAAAATCATCTTCTGAGTTCCTAAAAGCGCCGTTATTACGAATTGGATATACAATAATTATCTCACCTGGATTTGTATCAACCCAAACTGTATAATGTGGATTCGACCAAAGACCTATTCCGCCATTTTCTTCCCAACCATCGCCATCAAGTTGTCGATCAACACCACTATACTGGCGATATCCTTCACCAAACATTCCCTGAACCATTCCATCTTCTGTTTCACGTGCTTGATCGTGACGGTACTTAGCCAACATTGTAAGTTTTCTTGCTTCTTTCTGGTCTTCCTTCTTCTGACGGTAGTACGCTTCAGCATCGAGAACTTCTTGTTCGGAACGAACTTTCTGTGTAGCAATCTGTGCGGTGTATTCAGCTTCTTTTGCGCGCGCCTCAGCAGCCTTAGCATCAGCTTCAGCCTTACGTGCTTCTGCATCGGACTTGAGCATGTCAATCACTTTATTAAGTGCAGACTTAACACCTTCATCGGGACTTGGAGCCATTGCTCCCTCATCGCCAGGTGGAACTTCGTCCATGCCCTCTAAATCTGGTAGCTCTCCTTCATCACCACCCTCAACATCTCCCTCACCCCCAGCTGGAAGTTCCTCTTCTTGATCTTCAGCAATATTTGGCCATTCAGTGTGAACAATGTCAAACCGGTTGTGAAGGTTAAACAGAAGTTCTGCAATCTCCGCAGAAGTGTTAACTGCGTCCTCTAATTGTGATGACACAGCTTGTTGAAAGTCATTAGCTTGTTCTGGACGAACGTAGACTTTTACGATATTGCCCTGGTCATCTTGAAGACCGAAAGCAATTGTATTTTGTTGAAAGTCCATTTTCTTCTCAGCAGCCCGCATCTTTCCCTCTACATCAGCAGGAGAGAACATATTTTGTGCGTATTCGTTAAGAAGACCTGTAAGGAAACTTTGACGAAGCGATAGTTTGTTAAGAACGTCGTTTGCCTCGTTTTTGTATTTGATTACAGGAATACCAGCAACTTTCTGGCGACGACGGATTCCAGTGGACCCCTTGAGAAGACGAGAAGGAACAGCAGCGACAGCACCACCACCTACAGCACCACCAGCACCACCAGCAGCACTCTCTTTAATTTTGTTTCGTTGTGTCATAACAAACCTCAGTGTGTTTAGAGTATTTATTGTGACACAACGATTTATTGCACAAGATTATTCTTTGTCCCAAGGCCAGGAAATTGACTCATCATCTTCGTCTTCGTCATCTTCGCCATCAGACCAATCTTCATCAGAATCTTCATCAGAATCTTCATCAGAATCTTCATCATCTTCATCATCCATGAAAATGATGTCATCGACTTCCCAGATTCCGTAAATATTGAATGTTTTCCATTGAACTTCGATCGATTCGTTAAAGGTATGATCAACGAAATCTTCGAATGTGAACATTGAAGACATATGGTCCTTAACGTACTGAGCATACTCAGTAACATAATGTTCCATTTCTGCAACAGCGACTTCGTCATAGTCGTCACCAGAGACATCAATAGCTCTGATATATTCTTTAGGAATAGCAACAGGAACGATAAATCGTTCTACGATATCGCAATTCTTTTTTTCGTACTCAATCGCTACTGCGTGTCCTACCTCAAGTTTGACTTCATCGTCCTCATAATTAGCCATTTGCAGCTTCCTTTTCAGTTGTTTGTGTTGCTGCGGTCTTTACGACCTCAGCAACGTGTTGACGAACAGCATTAATAATTGACTGTGCGAGTGTCTGCATTGCTGCGTCTGCAATGACGTGCTCATCTTGAGCATTTTGCTTTCGTTGAGTTGTTTCTTCGTACAGTTCAACTAGTTTTTTAACATTATCTGGAAGATTGACAATATCATGTTCAACATTATCGACTCCAATTTTTGTTATTGGTTCTACCTTTTTCATTTCTTCTCCTTATCTCCAAACATATCAAGTAGTTGTATTTGCTTTGTTGGAGTATTATCAGTTTTATTTACTTTTGGGTCTTTGTTTGATGGATTGGGTTTCGTGTTAAGTTTTAATCCTTGAGAACCGTCATTGCGGTTCTCAATTCGTAACGTTCTCAACCACGTCAAATAGACAACCCTACCCGTTCCTTCACTGTTTCTTGTCTTACCAAACTGTAATGCTATTTCACCAGCTGCTCTCATTGATTCTGTTCTAAGAATTGTCACAAGAACGTCTGTTGTGTTAATCTTACTAATACCACCAGCAATGTGACTGTGATCATGTGTCGTTGCCTTAACAGATTCTCTATTTAACTGTGAAGCTGTAATTCCAATCATATCATAGTCAACAAGAATCTCACGAAGTTCTTCTGATGAGTGTTTGTCCTTTGTAAAAAAATCACCAGCATTGACGTGTTCGTCTGGCGACATTAGGTCAAGATAGTCGACAATTAAAACATCAGGAATATAACCACGTTTAAGTTCAAACTCTTTAAGAAACGACCTAATATGTGATGGTTTTGTTGACGAAGGCATCTTCTCGATGACCAGCCGAAGAGAATCCTTCATCTGTCGTATCTTTTCCATTGCCTCCGTCATTCTTGTCATCATTTGGAATGACGGTATTCCTGTTGCTATCGAGGTTGTCCTCTTATAAACCACGGGTACACCAAGTTCAAGAGTGATGTAAAGAACCTTCAATCCTTGTTCAGCATATCGAACAGCAAGGTTTGTTAGAACAACAGATTTTCCAGCACCGGAATTACCTGCAACAATTAGAAGTTCTTGTCTGTTTAGACCTCCTTCAAGGATCTCATCAAACTCTGTCCAAAGAGTTGGATATGGTTTGTACGATTCAAACGTCTTGGTTAGATAGCTTGCGTCTTCTGTAAAGTCGACACCAGCATTTCTATGTAAAGATACAAGTAACGCATCTGAAATTAGTGAACGGATCTTACCATAATCGCCCTTTTCTAGGTACGCTGGAGAAGCGAAGATTGCTTCTTCGATTGCACAATCACGACAGAACGTTTCAATCTCTGTAGCACAATAATCAATTTGGTCACGAGTTAATATGTGCTTTGTTAACTTGACATCCGTTTCGGCAAAAATCTGTTCAAGTGATGGAACTGTACTGTAATCTTTATAGTACTTTTCTATAAACTTGACAATGTTGCGAAATTCAGGATTGAAGTATTGAGGTCTAACAATACCAAGACATAGTGCATAAACATCTGGTGATGATATTAGATACTCTATAAGTAGTTTTTGCTTTTCTGACTGCATATTACTCCTACCGTAATTAGATATTATACGATAGAATCTTTTGGGTTACAACGTACCAAATCTGATTGGTGGGTAAATTTGCTTGATTAGTTCTGGTTGAACGAATAATTCAGCATCTTCTTGATATGTCAATATCGCTGTTTGTGCAGTTGTGATTGTTGACATGGGCACAATATGGATAAAATCCTTATCTATTGTTGCATATGGAAACTTTCCAAGCAGGATATTAACCTGTTCAAGTGGATATGGAATAGGTCCAGGTAAGAATGCTCCAGTAAAATAGAACGGGGCATATTGTGCAATACTAAGAGAGTTAATAATTGACTCTATATTTGCTGTTCTAACTCGATATGATCTTCCGTTAATTAGAACTATTTCCGTATCGCCCCATGGTGATGCAAGTGACGATAGTGTTGAAAATGGGACATTAGTCGATACAAGCGGAGAAGCATCGATGGGTGATAGGAACTGCATTGTTATGGTAACGTTTGCAAGTAGTTCTCGTGTTGCAATTGTTAGTTGACCTGTCGTTGAGATTTGTTGTGCAACGACAGGTGATGCTACTGGAACGATTGCCGATCGTGGAGGTGCTGTAGATCTGGCAACACATTGTGCTAATCCTTCTTCAGAATCATTGAATGTAAGTTCAACAGAATTTGGATCAATATACACAATCGATAATGGTTCAATTTCAATAAGATCGTCACCAACAAACTTATAAGCATACACAGCTGGGTTTACCCCAAGATTGTGTCGAATACTCCATGTGGTTGCGGGCCGTCCTTGTTCGTGAGTGAACAGAAGCTTTCTTGGACTCCAATCTTGTAAGCCAACTGCAAGTGGTGTTGGCTTTCCTGTCTGATATCCAAGCTTCCGTCCTGTCTTAATCAATGTCCCCTTACAACTTTGCGTAATGATACAATGAGTGAACACCTCGAACCCTGTTTTGTTTTCAGTTAGTTCAAGAGTCCGCTTGCATGTATCACACGTAAAGACTATAACGGCCATGTTAACTCATTATGATTGATTTAGCAGAACCCGATGGGGGAAGTTGTAATCCTGAAACGTTCTCAAGATACATCATCTCTAGGTCCTTTGCGATTGATTGTGGTTCACAGGCTACAGCGTGTCTGTAAATATTATTCTTTCCTTCCATGTTGCTGACAATATATGGCATAAATCCAACTCCAAGCTTGTTTGGTCCTGCTGCTTGTGTGATAATTAGACGAACGCTCTCAAGAACCCATACGTCATTAATGACTGCATTAACTTTACCAATTATTTCCTCGCCACTGATCATTTTGAATGATTTGATCTCCATTATGTTCTCCTTATGGTGTTGTATAGTTTATAGTACTCAGGATATGTGTCCTGTCGTATTGCGTAAAATTTGTTAATTCCAAATATTAGTATCTCAGCACCACTCTGTATCCCTTCGTCAAGTGCTGTCGAGATATATGTATATGACACAAGCTCAGACAATAATTTCTGTATTGACACATCGTCAGTTTGTTCAATTAGGTGTTGAAATGTATGACGATATTCTTGTGACGTACTCGTTACTGTTTCATTGTAAAGATATTTGTACCCATTCGTTGGGAACACGTAGTAGGATGCTTGATCACATTGTGAAACGTATGATCCATTTGCAATAATTGCTCGTTGATAAATGTTTGAAATTCCATGTTGGTTAATAAAGGCACGATTGAATGATTCTATAAACGCATCGTTCTTATTGCGGTGTCGTACTTTAACTTCGCGAAATATGGAACTATCAAAGGGAAGTCCTTTGAACAAAGGAAGCCCCTTTGACTCACAGATAAACTGTTGGCAACATTGTTGGACTGTAGAAAGAAACTTTGAAGTCTCTTGTTGTTCTAAAAGTTCAGTAAACCGCATCGATATATTTATGTTATTGCGGACTAATCGTGGTGTTCTCCGTTTTGGGCTAACGTATTAAGTTTCTTGCACCTTTACATTACGAGAGAGCTTTTCGATCGTCTCGTTAGCTTCTGCAACAAGTTTTGGAACAATATATAACGGACTACGTTGTATATCATCAATCAGGTAACAGAAGTCAACCTGAAGTTGATACAATGCAGTCTTTGTTACAGTAAGATCCTTATGAACGGTTCGTGCTGCACGACCCATTCCTTGCGTTGCCTTCGCAAACGCATGGTTCAAGAATGTAACGATTTGTGGAATATCCAGTTCCTGCTTTTCCTGCTTTTGCCTTTCAGCCATTTTATCCTCTTTACAGAGTAGTTGAACAAAGTGCTTTATTTGGTAAAGCACGCTTCTACAGTTGACGGGTCTAACGTCTCCTCTAGATCATCGAGGATATCATAGATGTCCTCGTAGATTACTGGTTCGTTAACAAACTTGTCGGCATGTTTCTCGAGAAATCGAAACAGTTGGATTTCTGTGTAGGCAACAATAGCATGTTTTTGATCATCGGTCATTTATTGTCCTTTTTATTAGACTTATATTACTACTTGAAGATCACGTGTGTAACCTTATCATATACCATCTTAGGTATAGATGAGTACACAAGCTGGACAAATGTCACCCATTTTGTTTGTTTATCGTCATAGTTCTTTAGAGCAAGTTCAATTGTTTCGCGTTGTGGCTCAAGAATCGAGACGATCTCTTCATACTGTTTCTTAGATACAGAAGGTGTTGTAAGGAGAACGAATTCTTCCAGATGCTCAACTTTCTTTGTCTCGGGTGTTTCTGTCATTAGTGGTTCAATTTTCATGTTATCCCTTGACGCGTTTTTCAACATAATCAGCAATCTCTTCGAACGTACTACCACCATCGTTTAGTTCTGCTAGAAACTCCTGCCTTCTGGAATCAAGACCACATTTAGCGAGCTGTTTTGTCGAAAGTAGATCTCCACCTTTACTTTCTGATGCGTCACTTGGATCCATAATCTCTCTTAACACACCGAGACAGCAGTATCCTTGGAAGTTTTTAAGTTCGCCTGTTGTTTGTTCATATTGTCCTGACCGTAGTGCCTTAATCCATTTTTTCTTCCACGATGTAATCATTGTTCGAACTCCTCGTTCATTTTGTTAAAGTACCATTCTCTTGTTCGAGTATTAACAACCTTGACAACGTCTTTCCATTCAAACCCGTTGCCTTCAATTGTATCTGTCTCTTCCTTGAGAATATCGTTGGCAACCCACTTCATGAATTTACCCATGTTCTGTGGGATGTGTGGTGACTGATCTTCATTAACCAGCCAATTTAGTCCCTGTCGAAGTCGACCCTCAGGGAGGATTACATCAACGCAGGCATTAATGTTGTTAACCTTTTCGATGTCAACACTTGCAACTTTTGTGACTTTCGTCACACTATGTTTCTGACCTTTCGTCTTAAACCACAAGTGTGTATTTTCTGGTCGTTCAGCACAAATCCAAACGATTCCCTCACCAATACCAGTGAATCCAAAGTGTTTTGTCCACGGACATTCTTGTTCAACGTCCAGAGTTAACTTTTCCAAAGTTGGCGATGCTTGTTCTGGATTCTTGAAGTCTATATCAATTGTAAATGGTTGCACTTCATAAATGTTGTAGATTGATGCACTATGATTGTGAACGTTTGTTTGAATTGGTGCATAAACACCATCGATAACATATGCAAACAATACCCATTGCTTTGGTAAATTTGATAATCCAACCCCTTTCTGTATATTTCCACCAATCCATTCACCATACAATGTAATATCGTTCTCTTTGGTTCCAAGTAGGTCAAATAGCCCATGTAGAATCGATTCTGGTATTTGGAAAATAAATCTTGCAAATCCGTGATTGTCATTGTCAATATCAAGGATTCGTTCCCTTGACTGAGGCTGAATTTTGTCGTGAAAACGACGAAGACCAGCATTGGTCCCATGTAGTTTTGGTGATCCAATGAACGTGAGTGTAGGAATTAAATGCGGTGATGAGATACGATTGAAGTCGTCACGAACACATTTAACAACTGTTCTATATTGCTCGATACTTGGGAACTTGTTCATTTTACTATTATCTCTTGTTGGACTTAGTTTGCATTGTTAAGACTCGTAATCTTTTCATCATCTTCTATTATACGTTGGTCTTATAAAAATTTCAACGTTGACTACCCTTCAGAAGAAAAGTATAATAATCAAAGAGTAAGAAAACTAAAAAACCAAAAACGACCAGGAATAAATATCTCAACTATGAAATACAGACAGAAAAAAGTCCACATGAAAGTGGCATACGAATATTCAAAACTTTCGTACTGTGAAGATAAAAAGGTTGGCTGCGTGATTGTAAAGAATGACAACATTATCAGTATCGGCTATAATGGTACTTCTCCTGGAGAACCTAATTGCTGTGAAGATAAACATGGAAACACTCTTCCTGACGTTATTCACGCTGAAGAAAATGCCATTATAAAACTAGCAAAGACTACTGGTGGAGCCCTTGACGCTTCATTATTCACAACATATGCTCCTTGCTTGGCGTGCTCACGTCTAATTGCAAATTCAGGAATTACCTCTGTTTACTATTTCGAGTATAACTCAAAACATCCAGAAGGCAGCGAATACCTTGAAAAACGAGGTCTCTGGGTTGAACAAATTCTAATCGACTAACAATAACAAAAGGAATTAGTATGGTCATGGCTGACAACGGGGATTCTTTGACTTCTAACGTGTACGAATCCAAAGACAGGCAAGTAACAGTATTTAAAGATCCATTTTCACAGGAAGTTTGGTCATCAACGTATCGTGATCATAATGATATAACAGTTGATGATACGACGTATCGAGTAGCGAAAGCAGCAGCAAGTATGGAAACCACTCAAGAACTTCAGGAAGAGTGGACAGAAAAGTTCTATGATATGCTGTCCGAATTCAAGTGTACCGCTGGTGGACGAATTTATGCTAATGCCGGTACGGAATGGAAGGGGACCACGTTAATGAACTGTTATGTTGGCCCTCGTGTCTCAGAAGATCCTGATTCTCTCGATGGTATTCTAACACATCTTCGTCATCAAGCACAAACTTTAAAGTCAGAAGGTGGATGGGGTGAAAACTTTAGCTATATTCGTCCAAGAGGTTCTTTTATTCATGGCATTGGCGTTGAGACGCCAGGTGCTGTGAAATATATGGAACTATTCGATAAGTCATCAGATGTAATAACATCCGGCTCAGGAAGAAAGAGTGCGAATAAGAAAGCTAAAGGAAAAATCCGCAAAGGTGCAATGATGGGTGTTCTTGATGTGTGGCACCCAGATGTGGTTGAGTTTATCACAGCAAAACAACAACCTGGTCGTCTAACAAAGTTTAACCTTTCTGTAAATTGTACAGACGAGTTTATGGATCGTGTTTCGAACATCCAAAAACTACAAGCATTTGCAGATCGAAACGTTCCTGGATATAATCAATACGGAAAACAAGAAGTTGAAGAGAAGATTGCTGAACTAGATGAATGGGATCTTATTTTTCCCGATACGAACCATCCAGCTCATAAAACAGATTGGGATGGTAATATCAAGAAATGGACAGATCAAGGACATCCTATTGTCGTTCATAATACAGTGTCTGTAATGTGGTTGTGGAATCTCATTATGGAAAGTACATACAATAGAGCTGAACCAGGTGTGTTATTTCTCGATCGTGCAAACCACTTTCTTCCTCTTTCTTATGCTGAGACAGTATCCGCGACCAACCCTTGTGGCGAACAGGTCCTAGCTCCTGCAGGGGTGTGTAACCTCGCGTCGATCAACCTTACCCAATTCGTTAACGCAGATCTTATGGATTTTGATTATGCCAAGATTGCAAAATATACAACATATCTAGTTCGCTTTCTTGATAACATTAATGATCTCACTGATGCTCCACTACCTCAGTATGAACATTCGATTCGTAATAAAAGACGAATTGGTGTTGGTATTCTTGGTTGGGGATCTGCATTATACATGTTGAAGACAAGATTCGCAAGCTCCAAAGCAAATGAATTTCGCGATCGTGCTATGGAAACAATTGCTAGAACGGCATATATGACATCAATAGATCTAGCGCAAGAAAAAGGAATGTTCTCATATTGTGATCCAATAAAACATTCACAAGGTCGATTCATAAAGAGTCTTAGTCTTCCAGATGAATACCTTGATAAACTTCTTAAGTATGGAATACGAAATAGCTCACTTTTGTCAATCCAACCAACAGGAAACACGTCAATTTTTGCCAACGTTGTCTCAGGTGGATTGGAACCAGTGTTTCTCCATGAATATGTTCGCACTGTAATTGTTGGAGACATGCCTGCCGAAATTGCACCTCAGACACCTCGTTGGTTTGAGGGGGCATGGCATGAAACGGAAATGTTCAAATTCACAACTGAAGGTGATGAAGAAATTCTCCGTGGTGTTGCTGATAATGGTACAGTTTACAAAATCGACAAGAATCGTGGTCTGACAAAAGAGGTTCTTTGTGAAGATTATGGTGTTCGTTTTATGAAGCATTGTGGTCAATGGGATCCAAATGCTGATTGGGCTGCAACAGCAATGAGTATGACCGTCAATGATCATGTTAATGACTTAATTGGTTTCGCTCGTTGGGTTGATAGTTCAATATCAAAGACGACAAACGTTCCCTATGACTATCCATTCGAACAATTTCAGAACATCTATATTGAGGCATATAAGTCTGGATACGTTAAGGGCGTAACAACATATCGTGCTGGTACAATGACAAATGTTCTTGCTGCAAAAGATGAAAAGGAAGCAACAAATGATGATGAAGAGATCATCCTACAGGATGTTAAAATGGGAGACTCGTCTGAAGCTTCAATGAAAGTTATGCGTGTTGAGGGCAAGAAATGGTACCTTACTGTTGTGTGGAATGAGACACGAACGCGTCCGTTTGCACTATTCATTCACACAAATCATCCGGAAAAGTCTACTACAACAAACGATGCTGTCGAAAGACTTCTTGAACTTGCTGAAAGAAAGGGAATACCACAACGACATATTGAGACTGTTTACGAAAAGATAGAAATTGACAACAATACAACGAAGATCACAAGAATGATTAGTTTGTGTCTTCGTCACGGTGTACTAATTAAGAATATTGTTGCAACACTCGATAAGGTTGAGAATGTATATGCTGGCTCGTTTTTGTTCCAGGTAACAAAATACCTAGCGACGTTCATTAGAGATGGGGAGAAAGTCGAAGGTGAGTTGTGTTTAGAGTGTGGTAGTGACAAAGTGATTTACACCGAAGGGTGCAAAAAATGTTTAAATTGTTCTAGTTCAAAGTGTGGTTAAATTCAGAATATTATAAATATTCCAAATGGGGGCTATATGAAAAAATTACTGATTGGTTTGTGTTTAATGATCGCGAGTTCAGTAGGATTGACTGCAACATGGGAGTATCTAGGAGTCGTTGGACCCATACAGGTGTATATCGACCGTGATAGTGTGACTATGCAAAACGACGGAACGTATCTTGCAGCAAAGATGGTTTTTGATAGACCACAAATAGTTAGTGGTTACTATGACACATCTCAAGATCGTGTTATTCCCTTTCCACCAAATACAGCAGTTGCTTATGTTATCTCACGTGTGTTTATTGCGTGCAACGAGAAGGGGTTCTACATAAACGACGAGACGCTTTATGGTGTTGACGGGAGAGAGATCTTCACCTACGTACCATCTAGATCAATCTTAACGGAAATTGCACCAAAGGCACCATCGGGGATGGTTTTTAACGTGGCGTGTGATTAAACTTTAAATATTAGTCTGGTCGAATAAAAAATGAACAATCACAATATTTGCATCCTACTGGATACATGCGATCATATGCATCAAAGTGCCTATAATAAGGATGTCCGCAAATACAAATGATACTGTCCCCATATTTGGGATTATAACTTAACCCTTCATAGGTCCTTCTGATAATTGACCGTATATAAGGTGGATTACCATCTTCGACAACATCTTCAATTGTCTGAAATGTTTCACGTTCATATTCAGGATATCTTCTAGTAGTCGTCATCGTCAAATCGTCCTTTTGTGTACGAGTCATCATATTCGAGGTCCTGTTCATCCTCGTTGACTGTTACTTGAGCCCATTCATAAACGGAACTAAAGATCCGATCGGACAATTCATCATAAATTGTCCCATCTTCTTGTTGTTCAATTCCAAAAACAACAATCCATTCCTCAACCTCTGTTTCGCTAACTTGTCTAACAAGTTCACTAATTCTGTAACTTGTTGTGCTGTGATGATGCTTACTCATTTTACTTTTTATTTAACTCCTGTGTTAATATTGTTCTAATAGATTCAGCAATCTCAATGCTGATATCCGATGTAGGATTATTGGACATCATCATAAGATCATGAACCGCTTCTACATCGTATGAGACCTTAATGTTCAATTCTTGTAATGGTATAAGCAATTGAGGATGAATTGAAATTGTTCCCAATGTAACCGATACTTCGTGAATAAGTCTGTCTAGAATATCATCTTTTGTCATAGTAGTGGTAACTTTGTAGTTTCTGAACCTAGTTTAACAATCAGATAATCTTTGTAGAGTTTGTCGAAAATATCAGCTGCATCAGCTAACTGTTCATATGGATTCAGTACTATTTCATTATCAGGTTCTAGATCGTCATAATACCCATCGAGCCAGTGTTTGATTTTTTGTATCATATTAGTCTCCATATTTTTTAAGGACTTCCTTGAGTTCTTTAATGTAGATCTTTCGTCTCTTGTCAGGATTGTTTAATAGATCAGCGTATTCAGCCTGACGTTTTTGTGCTTCGACAAGTTGCTGTTGCGTCTTTGCTTTTTCTTCCTGTGTAAATCTGTATATAGGGAGTTGGGCGATATAATCAAGATTGACAATGTTATGTTCACGTAAAAATGCAACAAGTTCATTCTTGTTCTTAATTATGCTTGCAACCTGTGCAACACCACTATCTATTGCTGTGATAATATCAACATACCTTTGGATCTCTTCGGCAACAAGATCGTACAATCTTTGATAGCGTGTGTGGTACCACTGAAGTCTCCAGTCACAAAATTTTTGAACGACTTCTGGAAACGATGTTAGCATGATTGCTTTATGGTCGAAATCAAGAACGTTCATGATTTCCGTTTCGGCATTGTATAGACCAAGAATACCAATAATCTGTATGTGTTGTTTTGCTGTTAGGAATCCTTTCGAGAATGTGATAACAATGTCTATCTTGTCCTTTGATTGATCCTCGTAATCAACAATACCAAACGCTTCTTTAAGGTTTAGTAGCTTTTCGTCAAACCTACTATGTGTCAACCCATAAGGAAGTTTCGTTACACGAAGCTGATTGTGTGAGAGAATAGTGTACTCACCCTCAAAAGTCCAACGAACGTTTGTTTCCTCTTCGCGTTTAATAGCACGGTTTTTTGTTGGTGTGAACTCTGGATATACGTCGTCAACAAACGGTGATCCTTCTAGATACGCAATTTGTGATGTGACGATGTCGGATAGTTTTCTTGGTAGAATGTCACACTTAAACCCAACAGCAATACCAGATGTTGGATTAAGAAGAACAACCGGAATTAGTGGAAGAAAGTGTTTTGGTTCTTCAAGAGTGTCATCATAGTTTGCAACCATTGGAACAATCTCAACGTCAACAAACACAACATCCTTCGTGAACGATGATAGTTTGACACTTGTGTAACGAGCTGCCCCAAACGAACCTGGTTCTAAGAGAGTGCCGAATGCTCCAATTCCATCAAGAATAGGTATATTGTTTACATATGGACCGGCAAGAGTGTTGACAGCATCTTCTGGACTCGCATGTGGGTGTATTGGCATTGTTGCACCCGCCAGGGTTGCGCTCTTTACCTTCTGACCATCACGAGCGGTCCACAGCACCCTTCTGTGACTAGGTTTAAACCCATCACAGATAGAAGGGATTGCTCGACTTGTTAGAACATACAAAGAAAACTCACGACGTTCGTCGTTAATATACTGGGAAGACGTCATTTATAGCTCTTTAACCTTCCGTATGGGTCTTGTAAGAGTAGGAACTTTGGTTTTATTGGCTTGTCCATACAGATCTCTCTATTAATTCCTCAATGGGATCATTTTCAGTGTTAAACCGACAGTCATGTTCTCGTAAAACGTACAACCTTTCGCCAATCGTATCAGCTACGATTTGTAATTTGGCTCCATCACGAGTTAGATCTAGGTCTCCAAACCAAACTTTGCCTTGACTTTTTGTGATAATATTTGCATTCCATACACAAACGTGACTTTTGGGTCCACTTTTACTTGCAGAGATCATTCGTCCAATGTGGAGGTTTTGTTCTTTTAGTAGTTCAGTTACATTGCTCATAATGTTTTCCGCAAAATTGTGCCTCAAGTAAATTAAAAAAAGCAGTTGCAGTTGCCTCTTCGTATATTTTCAAAGCAGATGCTATTGTCTCTTTGTATATTTTCAAAGCAGATGCTATTGTCTCTTTGTATATTTTCAAAGCAGTTGCAGTTGCCTCATTGTATATTTTCAAAGCAGGTGCAGTTGCTTCATTGTACATTTTCAAAGCAGGTGCAGTTGCCTCCTTGTATATTTTCAAAGCAGTTGTAATTGCCTCATTGTATATTTTCAAAGCAGGTGCTATTGCCTCATTGTATATTTTCAAAGCAGGTGCCTTATTGTATATTTCCAAAGCAGGTGCCTCATTGTATATTTTCAAAGCAGTTGTAATTGCCTCATTGTATATTTTCAAAGCAGATGTTCTTGCCTCATTGTATATTTTCAAAGCAGGTGCAGTTGCCTCTTCGTATATTTTCAAAGCAGGTGCCTCGTCGTGTATTTTCAAAGCAGGTGCTATTGCCTCATTGTATATTTTCAAAGCAGGTGCAGTTGCCTCCTTGTATATTGTTTTATACTTCGCAACTGCCTCTTCGTATATTTTCAAAGTAGCTGAATCTAAAAACCTTTTCATCCAGTGAACTTGCAATCCTGCGGCTAATGCTAAATCCCAATTGGTCTTATTAAATTTAGCACCGGCAGGAAAGGTTTTATTAAATAGGTCGATTTGATCCTGGCAAGCATCTTTAAGGTGTTCAGAGGAGGTAATTAACATTTGTTTTCACCATTACGATTCGGAACGTTTTCTTTGTTCCCCATAAATGTAAACTAGTTCGGCAATACTTTCTGGTTTTAATCCTTTTGTCTTTGCCACAAAATCTTGTACGAATGTATCAAGATCGTTATCAAATTCAAGTATGGGTGGTTCTTGAACTACCATTGTCATGTTGTGCTTTTTAATTAGATCAACAAGACTAATCGGAGTGTAATTAAGTTGTTCCACACTCACATTGACAACACGATCGAGACCGGTATTAATAGTGTGTGTATGTCCGTGAATGCTGTAGAACCCATCAGGCAAATATGCACGACAAGGATAGTGCATAAGAATCCAGTTATTAAATAAGTAGATGCTGTGGATCTCATCGAATTCCATGTTCTTTAGTTTGCCCTTACGATCAAGATCGTGGTTACCAAAGACAAGAATCTTATATCCATTCAGTCTACCTAGCACCTCATTTGTCTTTTCTGTTCCCGTAAACGATACGTCACCAAGCCAAAATATGACATCATCTACACCAACAACACTGTTGTAGTTAGCAATCATCTTTTCGGTCATCTCGGTAACATCTGCAAATGGACGATTGCTGTACTTGATGATGTTGTTATGATAAAAGTGTTGATCAGACCAAAACCAAATCTTTGATGGTTCTGTATACTCTATAACACGCTTATCCGTCTTGTAGATTGGTGTATGATTATACCAAACTTTTGCATCTGATGAACGAATTTGTGGGCGACCGCTGGGATCGTTTGCAGAGAAATTTCTCTGTTGTATTTCTTGTAAGTCAATATCAATGTACATATTTTTCTTCTTATATTTCTCTTGTTTCAAATGATTTGTCCCACTCACGATAATCTTCTGTAAGTTCTTCACCGTATGCAATGTTTGTTAATACAATACCATTCTTTATGTTTGGTGTTACACTATGGTTTATGAATCTGTCATTATCAAGTGGGAGATGCCAACAATCATCTTCTACGTTATAGTAAGCGTGATGGCGCAAAAACTTTTGGATCCTTAGATCTAACGTATCCAACGTATCTGATCGATAAATTGACTCAAACCCAGGGACCCAAACAGTTTCACCTTCTTTAATTGGTTCATCAGCAAATACACCAATTCCATGAATTGTACTAACACCTAGAAATGTTTTTTTGACTAACATTTTTCGATGACTTTCGTTTTTGGTTTATGGCCGTACTTAAGAAGATTGTTAAATGTCTTTGTTAGACTGTTGAGAACCCAATCGGTATCTGGTTCCCAGAACGAATGCCCATCAAGCCAAAAAGGCCAGTACCAATACTTAACACAAAATTGAAATCTGATGCCTAGATCGTCCAAACGTTTAATTAGTCTATATTTAACCCCATTGTCACCAGTACCTTCAAGTAAAATTCTACTATTATCACTGTGGAGTTTTTTTAGTCTTGTAGCCTCACACATATCTTTAACGAACTTTCGTGCTTCCTTTTCTGTCGAAACGAAGCCAATACGAGTAAACTGTCCTTTACCTATAAAGTAACTTTTCCTTTGGATTGCTTCATTGTTACTTTCTTCTGCATAATATGTCATTGATTATTCTCCATTAACCATAGTTTTCGTGCATCAGCACTTGGTCCAAATAATAATTCCAATACTCCTTCTATTTTACTATCATCCAAAATAGAGATCAACGTATCAGAATTCTGGTCGTTGAGAATGATTTCCCAATCAACCCTCTGCATCGAACCGAGTCCCTTTAAATATTCAATAGACCAATTCTTATACTTTTCCTTTTGTTGTTCGTATTTTGTTCTTGATGCAAAGTGAATTCGTTGTTTGTTTTTTGATGCAACAACATTTGGAGCAAGAAGTCTATGAACAAATGCAGGCTTCTTTGGATCGAACAACTCGGGCCAGAAACAATAGAATAAACAAACAAGAGTCGTGAATATATCAGCACCATCATAATCTGCGTCAGTTGCAATAATGACCTTTCCAAATCTCAACTGTTCACGAATTGCTGGTTGTCCTGGTGTAAGTCCGATTGATGCGAGTAGATCTGTAAGTTTGCCCATCTTTAAAACTTGAGCTACTGTTGACCCATAGACGTTGTTAATTTTCCCACCAAGTGGGAATGAAGCATCAGTATTTGGATTTCGTACCTCAACAAGAGAACTAGATGCTGATAAACCTTCTGTAACAAATAGTCTACATTGTGATCTTGGAATTCCTCTTCCAACTGCATCAAGAAGACCAATGGCCTTCTTCCTCATTTGTTTCTTGTGTTTGTTTATTGCTTCGCTGTTTTTATTAGTGTGATGACGAACTGCTGCTTCTTGAATTACAGCATCAATCCATGGTTTGAACTTCTTTGCAAAGTCCTTCCACTTGGTGTCAATCATCTCATCAAAATCCTTACGAAGTGTTGGACCTGTGAGTCTTGTCTTTGCTTGTGAGTCATATTGCGGATTTGAGATCTTTAGGATGCCAAACACTAAGAGACCTTTTCGAATGTCGTTCTTATTAACCTCACAACCAAGCTTCTTTGCTTGAGGTTGAATTGCTGTTAGTGCTTTATCGCAGAACGCATTAACGAATTGTGTGTTACAGATACCACCGTCAAATAGATACGAACTATTAACCCAAGTGAACACTCGTTCATCTAGAGACTCATGAGCTACTGGGACAACATACCACTCTATGCCTTTTGTTTCAAATTTGTAATAGTTTCCAAGATCCAGAGATGAGATGATGTCATCAAATCCTCTTCTAAACCTATATTCCTGTCCAGCATTGTAGCATACTGTAACAGTTGGATTATTGAACGCAATCTCTTTTGCCCTAGCATCGAGCATCGATTCGGGTAATGTAATATCTTTGAAAACTGTTGGATCAAGAACAAATTCTACTTTTGTTCCTGTTGAATTGTCTGGATTTGATTTCGTGACTGGTTTGCTGACACTTTCGCCACCATTTGAAAACACTTGATGATACTGTTGACCGTCTCTTTTGATATCAACCTTAAACTCAAGGCTACAAAAATTAGTACATGCTGCTCCAACTCCATTCATTCCAATAACACCAGCCTCTCGATCATTTGAGAAGTTTCTACCAGACCGAAGATGACCAAAAACAATCTCTGGTGTTGGTACTCCTGTTTCATGTTTTCCTATTGGAACACCACGACCAGTGTCGGATATCATATAGAACCCATTTTGAGGATTTGCAAAGATTTCCAGTCTTTTTATTGGATTTATAGTCTGTGCAAACTCGTCTATTGAGTTGTCGATAATCTCACCAATAGCCTTATAAACTGCAGGAATGAAACGAACGCGTTCAGTTTTGAACCCTTCGTTTGTGAATCTTGGGACGAGATAGTCTGTTGGTTCAGTACTACCGAGATAAACCGCTGTCCTTAGACGAACGTGTTCTCGGTCTGATAATGCCTTAATGTCCTTTTCTGTGTACGCTTTTTCCATTGTTGTTTCCCTTACTTTTTTCACAGTACAATTCTATAGCAATACGTGCCTCAAACCCAGTCATGGTTCTCTCGACAATTGATTGCAAAACATATATTGTTCCATACTTCGCAATTGCGTCACTTATATCCTTGCAACCACCAACGTCAGCGATTGATACAGACCATCCATTATCGAGTCCTTGATAGGCCATCTTATGACCATCACCACGACGATCAGGAATAACCACCTTTGGACGTTTTGATCTTGCTAAGACCTGTATCTGTTCTTTTGTGAGAACATTACTAAGTGTCGCAATTCCTCTGATGTGAAACGCATCAAAGAACCCTTCCACTATATAGAGTGGTTCGTCGGTGTTGCGTTCAATCTCATCGTAACCATAGAAGATCTTTTGTCTTCCGACAACATCTGTGTTCTTGTACTTGATTCTTTTTGGATCACCAGTTAGATCTCGACCCTGATAGAAGATCAGTCTTTGGTGATGATAAAATGGAATTATTAATCTATCGAGCCATCCCTTACAACCATCAGATTGATCATTATGTGCAACATAGAAAGGATAGTCTGATAATTTAATCTGCCGTCGGTCTAGTTCGTCGATAATTCTTCGATCATCTGTGTGGTCAAGTGGAACGAAGAAAGATGGTAGAGGTATCTCTTTTGGTACAAGGAGATTCTCTGTTTTTGTTTTTGGTTTCTTTGGTTGTTGTTTATTCTTATGAGCCTCAAAAACAATTCGATTATAGTCCTGTTCTGGAACACTAAACGCATTGAGGACAGCCTTCATCTTATCTGATAATCCCTGACCATCAAATACAGCCCGAGTATTACAGTTAAAGCAGTTATATGCTACACTGTTGTGATCAAATAAAAATCCACCTCTTCGTTTATGTTCATGGTCGTTACATACTAAACAACGAACAGTATGCCACCCTGATGGTGTTGGATTTCCTAAAACGACATGTTCTCTAATAATGTCTTCAAGAGTCATCGTCGACAATCAAACCACTCGAAGAATTGTTGACGGTTACTTTCGGTGGGATTAATATATGAAAATCCACATTTCGGATGCAATGACTCTTCAATTGAAAGAATTGGATCTGAGATAATTGTGAGAACTGTTTTGCAGGCACCAACATTACCATCAATGACGAAGAATGGTTGTTCGAGATTGAAGAATAGTTCTAGGTTCTTCCGATCAATTTCTTTTGCTTCTTCTTCGTTTTCGACACGTCCCTTTTGGGTATATTGTTTTACACGACGGATGAAAATGTTAATGTTTGTGTATGAGTTAAACACTTCGTTTATGAAAGGTAGAAAAGAAGGAAAGTAATCGTGTGGTGCATAAAGATGTGCGAACAATAGTGGACTATCCGTGATACAATATTTGACACCATATTGGACAAGACGTCTCAGACGATGGTGTTGTTTTGCAGAGATATAGTCCTGCTCTGTAAACATATGTGTTCGCTTTTGATACACTAGGTCTTTAGCAAACTCAGTGACAAGTTCAACATCATATAGTTTCATTTTCATTAGATGAAAGGTACCCGCTGCGGTTGTAGATTTACCGCTACCAGGACCTCCATAGAGATTGATGACAGTGAGGTCTTTATTGTCCATATTTCCCTCCGTGTTATTGTTAATGTAAGCATATCTTACACGAAGTAAATAGGGAAATCAACGAGTTACTTAATCTTTCCTGTCTTCTTTGCTGCCTTTGCCTTCTCTTCCTGAACTTCTGGATTCGAGAACATCTTTTTTAGACGCTTACGAACTTCATCAGAATCCATCCAAATATCCGTGCCACGAAGGACCGCATCTACTTCCTCCTGTGCAAGGAACGGCATTGCAATCTTCTTCATCAACTTTGCGAACCATTTATTCGTTGCATCAAGTTCAGCCTGTTGTTCATGTCCCTTTCCAACTACACCACCAGTATAGTGATGAAACATCATTAGGCAGTTTTCGTGAACTTGTAGTTCGTCACCAGAAAGAAAGATTAAAGTACCAAGAGAATAGGCTTTCGCTTCAAGAATCGTTACGACGTGAGCGTTTGTGGCTCTCATTGCGTTTATGATGTGCATTCCTGTATCGAGCCGTCCACCTGAGGTATTGAGGTGAATATACACTACATCGTTTTCTGTTGCTGTTAGAATTTTTGAGATCATTTCGACGTAGTCGCTAGGATCTCCAATCTCATCCATAACGAAGAAATGGTACTGCTTTAATATTGTTGACCTTTCTAATGTTTTATAGGCTGTAGTAGAGTGTTCTTCTTCTTCTTTTCTTTTGTTCTTGGTTGATTTTGCGTTATAGGACACTACTGTTTGTTTTTGTTCGTCCATTATACGTCCTTTTATTATTATTGAAGAACTGTGCAGCGGAATTGGGTAACAAGGCTCCGCTGCAAACCCCGTTGAGGCTTAGGCCGCTAGGCCAAGTTCCTCAAAATAGAATGCGTCATTTGCATTTACTCGTTTTATGCTGTTTACGACAGTCATCTCTCGGGTTGCGTAATAGCCTATTTACCGTCAATCGATACCATTGCAGGCCCATCAGAAACACTCTCACAGAAAGAGCTGTTGGTGGACCTGTCCGGAGTCGAACCGGAGTCTTGCTCGGCCTTACTACTACAACGTTTACAACCATTCTTAATGTATTTATTTTACTTCAAACTTTTACAGAAAGTCAACAACTAAAAGGTTACTAGTAATAGTCACGTAACGCTCAGGTTACATAAACACAAACAAATTGGGCACTTTGGTGCCCTTTACTTCCTCACATAATGTACGAAGTACAACTCGTCAGTTTCTTTACCATCCTTAATCGCGAAGTGCCGTGTAAGAATTTGGGTTGGGAAGATCTTATCGCAATTAAAATAGTGTTTTACTATAGTTAAATAGACGTTTTTAACTCTCGAAAAACTTTCAATAAACAGCTTTTGGCCCCCGAGAATGAACACAGTCTTTCCCTGTACTTGTTCATCTTGTAGAACCTTAATTAGTTCGTCTTTCTTTATTGCTCCAATTGGTTCAAATTCTGGATTTCTCGATAGGACATAACTTGTCCTGTTTGAAAGAAGTGGTTCATTACTAGTAATGGCCATCACAGGACTATTTTCAACCGTTCTGGTCCTCTGGTGCTTCATTACTAGTATTTCTTCATATGTGTGCCTACCCATAACAACAACGTGACCTTTCGTGAGCTGTTGGAACTGTTTCAGGTCTTCTTTGGCATAAGGTTCCCCCTTCCAAGGAATTTGGTAGTCCTTAGCAAACCCTCCTGCAAGATCGACTGCAACTATAATTGATACATCATCGTTTGTTAAGTTATTCATCAATAAGTTCTTTTTCTAGTTGTTGTATTAGTTCTTCCGTTAACCCCTCTGGTATAGTTTCTATTTCAAGTTTCATTATTGACCCAGTTAATTTTTAAGTCATTGTGATATTCACAATCAAACACAAGTTCAAAGTCGATTATCTGTAATTGAGACGAATTGAGCTCACCAACATCATACGACAAAGTTACATGTGGAATGTATATGTCGTGTTCATTAGTCGCCCTGTGCTCACTGAGCAGGAATTGATGGCGAGCAACAATTTTAGGACTTTGGAGTCTAACGACTAGACAATTGGTCTGAGGACCAGTTTGGTTTGTGGTAGAGGTTTTCCATATAGTGAATCGTTCGGGTATACATAGGTATGGCTCCTCTAATTGACCTGCTGGTACATAATCGGGAAGATATTTCCGACTGCATAGCAGTGTTACGTGAAAGGTTTCCTGTTTGGTGGGATTAGGAATTTCATTCTTAATACACCACTGTACAAGTTGTCGTGCTGTGTCCTTTGCTGCCCGTAGTCCTACAAACGTTCCTTTTTCTTGTTTTGGATCTTTTTGCTCCATTATTGTTGTTTCGTTTTCCTCATATTAGTTCTACTGCATCTATGTTATATGCAATATCTTTTGAGTACATACGACGAAACTGATTGGCATCAACTTTAAGTTCGAGAGTTTCTACGAAGGCAGATTCGTCGTTATTCTTCTTTGTGACGAACTCTTCGTAAATGGCCGGAGTTGGAAATGGATTTTTTTTAATCCATTGGATTCGGAACTCATGGAGTAATTCCATTAATCGATTGTGTTCCTCATTTGCTTCCTCAAGTTCTACAATCCTTTGTTCTAATTTTTCTGGGTCTGTTGATGCAAGTATGGGAACCTCACGATAATCGTCAAAGTCACCAGAACATTCCATTAGTAGGTAGATCATTGTTATTCTCCAATTTGTTGGCGCAGATCATCAACGCCAACTACAGTGATTCCTTTTGCTCGTGCTTTGTCGAGCTTGCCGCTTCTCTCGTTTGGGTTCTTCGCAACAACACATGTTGTTTTGCTTGTGACACCATCGCCAACAACACCACCGAGGCTTTCGATTGCAGCCTGAAGATCTTTATCACGGAACCCAGTGAACACATATACTTGTCCAGTTAGCGGACCACCAACACCACCAACTTTGTATTCTGACAGGGTAACAAACCCATTAATCTCTTCTAGGAATAGTTTATATTGAGGATATCCATCAACAATTTTTTCGGCTGTTGCTTCTTCAAACCCATCAATGCGAACAATTCTATACTCATCGCAGAAGATTGTTTCATCCCCTTGTACTGTTTCCCACAATTTCAACAATTTTCGTGTTCCAACTCCACGTCCGAACAATCCCGTGGCTGCCATTAGCACTGTTGGTTGAATGTGATTCAATTTAGCACGAATACTAGTATAGATCTTTTTACCGTTCTCACCAACGATATTCGTAAGTTGTCTCTCACTTGCCTTAATAATTGATACAGGACCTTTAACTCCAGCATCGAACAGTTTACGAATGTTTCCTTCTTTGAGGCCGTCAACACCAATCGTTGTGAAGAAACTTAGTGTTTTCTGGACGGCAATCTCGGGATGGTCCGATACAAGATATGCATCAACCATTGTATCTGTCCATTCCCATTCCCCGAGTTTCCAGAACTCTTTGTTCAGCCAATCGGGATAATCGTCCACTGGCATTGGCGCGACAACATCTGTAATGAAAGGAATCACATCACCAGATCTTGTGATCTTTATTCGTGCTCCAGGACCGATCTCATTGTCTCGAATAAATCCAGCATTGAATCCAGTTGCTCGAGAGATTGTCACACCGACAAGATCGACAGGATCCATGACAACTGTTGGTTTTAGGTAACCAGTCTTTGACACATTCCACTCAACTGCACGTACGGTTGTGATAGCAAGGTTTGACTCATCAGCAACTTTGTACTTCCGAGCATACTCAGGATCAAGTGTATCGGCTGTTTGTTTCAAATTCTCTCGTCCACGATTGAGATCAATTACAATCCCATCAAGTTCATACGGGCTAGTATTTTTGAGGATCTCAAGGTTTTTTGTTAGAACCTCATCAGTTAGACTTTCGCCTTCAGCCTTGAAGTGATTAGGAATCTTAAACCCGTTGCTTATCAAGATATTGAGTTGTTCATCTTTAGGCATAGTTGGACTATCAATTAGATCGTAGGCAACTATGTCAAGAAATGGAAGAGCTGGACTACTGTCTGATGCGTTCATCAAACCAGATACCATATTCCTCGGATTTTTATACTCTCTTTTTGCAGCCTTACACGCTGAATCGAACATACTCTTCTTAACAATCACCTCGCCTCGAACAGCACGAATTTTTCCTGGATTGACTGACTTAGGAAAGTCGATATACTTCATGTGTCGAGTGTTATCAGCACCCTCTGTACCGGATCTACCTTTGGAAAATGCTGCTGTAAACTGACCACTTTCATTGTAGATTAGGAGAATGCTGTTACCATCAAGCTTTTCAGTGATGATAAACTCTTCATTGACTAGATCGTGTTTGGAGACCCAATATTGTGCCTCACCTTCATAGATTTGAATTAATCCACCCATTGCATATGGGAGATCAACCTTACCACCACGTGTCTCACTTCCAATGATTGAGACGTCTTGTTTTATTGCGGTGAGATATCGCTCAAGAGCATCAAACTCTTCATCGATAATCAGTGATTCTTGTTCGCTGTTATAGTAAATCTCTTTGGCGACAAGATATAAATTCTTTAGTTCATCTTCAGTACAGTCAGTAAATGATGTTACTTTAAGTATGAACAATTCTCGTGCTAGTTTACCAGCTTCATCGGTACTGTTTATCATCTTTTTCTCGTCTAGATGCAACATGATATTCTCTTTTAAATTAAATCTCCACTTGAAAGAGTATTATACATCAATTCTTAACAAACGTCAACAGTTTTAGCGGATCAACCAAGATTCAGAGTCGTTGTCAATCTTGTTCCAACCATCAAAGACAAGTTTTAACGTAATTTCTTTATCATCACGGTCGACCTTCTGCAACCAACATCCAATCAGACTGTCCACATGTAACGTTCGTTTAATTGTAACATCGAACTTACACGTTGCATTCCACAGGCTTTGATTATAATCATTGTATACGTCTTCGATATATTGTTCAAATAGTTTGTACGTCTCTTCGTCACATAACGAAACGGTAATAACAACTGAACTGTAAGATATAGATGAAACATAACCACCAAAGGCAATAGTAGTTTTGGTACGTCCAAAGTCTTTAAACTCGATTAGATCAGTCATTGTTATGAACCGGTAGAAAACCCAATTGAGGTAATACCATCTCTTACCTGTAGTTCTACGAACGATTCGAGGAAAACGTGATGGAAATCACCAGTGTGTTTGATAGCCTTATCAAATTCCTTCCATGCATCAAGGTAAGTTGGATTTTCATAAGTGTTACTGGAGAATGCTTCTGTACCACACATGTCGTAAACAAAACGAACTTTCTTACCAAATCTCTCTGTACCAATTAACACAGATGTGATATTAGAAACAGACCAAATTGCTTTAGTAATGCCATGCTCTTTCCCGAGCTTGTGCAAAGCAATATATTCATCTGCATCTTTTTTTACTTCCTCATCATAATATTCGTTTGATTTTGTTTGTTCTACAGAATTTAGTTCTAGTTTGGTATCCCTACAGACTACAGCCGTAAGATCAATTGAATATTGTGGAAGTGTCATCTGAAATGCATCTTCAACCATGCGTCGTATTGTATCATCGTTGTTATGAATCCATTCATAATTATAATTGACTGGATCGAAGTTATTCATTTCTGGTCCTTCAATTTCCATATGAATCTCGACAAAATATTTGCGTTTCATGTTTGACTCCTCAGTTATTTGATTGGTCAGCATCAATGACCGCTTTGACTGCACGCCGTATCTGCTCGACTGTGAAGTGCTTTGGTTCGATTGATGATTCGTACACCACAAAGCTATCCTCAACGCCCCACCTAAGAATAGCCTTTCTAGCAGAGACTTTCTTTACTCGTCGACGTAGCGCCTTTCGAAGGCGATGCCTAGCTGGTCTTCCACTATTACCACTACCTAGCCACATTTTTCTATCGAAGTACTTCACTGTCAATTCTCCTATACACCTTGTTTATACTGCTACGTCCAATTTGATTGCTGGATGTGACAAATAATTTTCAACAACAAAGTCTTCATACTTAAAATCGTCAATGTCTATCACGCTACGGTTGAATTTGAAGTGTGGTGATGGATTTGGTATTCTTGTAATCTGTTCTTTAAGTTGCTCAATATGGTTCTCATAGATGTGGACATCACCACCATTCCAGGTTAGTTCACCAGGTAGCAAACCTGTTACATGAGCAACCATTCTCAGGAGGAAACTATACTGAACAATGTTAAATGGCACACCAAGCCCAACGTCACATGATCGTTGGTTGACTAGAAGTGATAGTTTTCCATTACCAACCCAAAATTGAAACGAGTAATGACATGGTGGTAGTTTTTGTTGTGGTAGTAACTCGGGGTGCCATGCTGTGACTAATAATCTTCGGTCATTTGGATTATTTTTCAATCGTTCAATTATTGTACCTAGCTGATCAATAGGACCATTTTTAGATGGCCACTTGCGCCACAACACACCATATACTGGACCAAGATCGCCCGTTTCGGGGTCGGCCCATTCTTGCCAAATTGTTGTTCCTGTTTTTCTGAGATCCCACTCATTCCCACTACCAGAAATCATCCACAAAAGTTCGTGAATGATACTTTTTGTGTGGACCTTTTTAGTTGTTAGTAAAGGAATTGTTCCATCACTAAGATCGAATTTCATTTGGTATCCAAATACACTATACGCACCGACTCCGGTACGATTTGGTTTTAGAATGCCGTTAGCGATAATGTGACTAACGAGATAACGATACTGATCGTCGTGATAATTGTAAGTGACTTTATCCATTTGTGATGTTCCTTTATGTTTTGATTTAGTCTATTGATATTTTCGGTTGTATAGTTTGACCAGCTTTCAATATACGCTGTCTGAGCTAATACGTCTCTATCGACATACACAGAAAGATCGCGCAACAATTCAATTAGGTCGTAATACTTTCCATCCTCAGCACGGAATGAGACACCTTTTGATGGACTAACTGTTCCAGGAGTTCCGACTTTGACTGCAAGTTCTCCAATATATGGAACAAATGCTCGTTGCATTACTTCTTTCTTAAACTTTCCACCAGTTGGATCTCGTTCCCATTCATCAACCGGAACCGGCTCAAGTCGTTCACCGCTTTGTTCCATCATATGAGCAATGGATTTTAATGTGGATTCAGGTAATTGTTGTTCTTCTGCCATAGTTATTCCCTTTAAACAGATCAATCTTATAGATCTTACTACATATTAAAAAGGTTATCAACGTGGACTTTAATTAAAGGACTTCGAAAAGATCCGACTCACTAACCCATTTCAAAGGGGTTGATGCGTGAACTGGTTTGATTTCAATGAGTGTTTTGATTACTTCTTTTCCAGAAGCTGAATGTGATGTCTTTTGAGCAATACGGCCTGTCTTAACGACCTCCACATTTTCATATATATAACTCTTTTCCAACATTGTTGACCTCATAAATACATGTGTTAGGAGACAATATGACTACTAGAAAAACAACCGAGCAGTTTATAATAGAATCTCGTACAATACATGGAAATATTTATGAATACAACCACGTGAAATACGTAACAGCACACAAAAAGGTTAAAATCAATTGTCCTATTCATGGTATATTCGAACAAATGCCAAATTGTCATCTTCATTATAAACAAGGATGTCCTAAATGTGGTGTTAAAAAGTCGCACTCCAAGACAACATTAACAAAGGACAAGTTCATTGTTAGAGCGTGTAATATACATGGCAACAAGTATGATTATAGTCAGATAGTTTATATTGATTACAATACACCTATTGAGATAATCTGTGATTGTCATGGATCGTTTCTTCAAACACCCAGCGTTCACCTTCGAGGCTCGGGTTGTTCTGTGTGTGGTTATGCTTCTAATAAGATAGGGACGGACGAGTTTATAAGAAGAGCAACACAAATTCATGGCACTAAGTACAATTATGATTTAGTTGAATTCGAACGAATTGACAGAAAAATTAAGATAGTCTGTCCAAATCATGGATTATTTTTACAACAACCACAATCACACTTGATAACAAAAGGTTGTCCACAATGTTCTAATGAAAAGAAAAGCGGTGGATTCTCCAATCAATATTTTGTGTTGTACCCCGAAGATAAGACACTAGATGCAATTGTCTACGTTGTTGAGTTATTATGTGACAATGAAAAATTTCTCAAGGTTGGTA